TTATGGACGATGCTTCTTCGGGGAGATCAGACAGCGTTGCTCCTCCCACGAAAGCGGCAAGGGCTTTACCATCAGGTCTTTGAAAGTCAGACCATCGGGTTCACGTCCTTCCATTATGGCATCGATTATGTCCGGGGCAAGGAGCGCAAGTCCCATCATTCTGGTCACGAAAGACTTGTCCACGCCTACCTTGTTCGCGAGTTCCTCTATTGTGCCGTATCTGCCGGAAAGAAACAGATCGTTCCAATGCCAGCCTCGTGCGACCGCTGCAGCAAGAGGGAGGTTACGGTCGTTACCGGCCGATGTAACACTCTCCAGTCCTTCCGGGACTATTATCAGCTTCCTTCCGCCGCGCCGTTTCATCTTCATCGGGATTCTGACGCTGATGGATTCGCTATTCTTCTCAAGTGTTATGCCAGACATTCCTCTTCCTCCGGCTTTTTCATCTCTGATATTATCGAGTGAATTCCGCCTGTGCGAATGCGCACGTCGAGGTCGTTCTCGTAAACACTTACCTGTTCGACTAAAGTCCGGACTATGCGCGACCTCTCGGCGGGAAAGAGTTCCTCCCATACTCCGCCGATCTGCCGCAGGGCCTCGGCTACTTCGGCTTCTGTTACGGCTACATCGGCGGACATCCGCTCATCGGCCTGCTCTTCGAGTATCAGCTCCTGTGTTGCGAAGTACGTCTGCGCTATCATCTCAGGCGACCTGAATATCGTCTTGAGCTGACCTATTACGGCATCCTCTATCTCCCCTGCAGCGACTGTCTTCACGGGACATGTGTCGTAACCGGCTTTTGAGGCTTTGACGCAGAGGTAATAGCGGTAGGTCTTGCCCTTGCGTCTGGTGTATGTGGGGTACATCGAATGATCGCAGTGACCGCACCGGATAATCCCCTTCAAGAGCGCGGGGACTTTCTCGGAGACCCTGCTTCCGACTCTGCCGTCGTGTTGGATCATCGCATGCGCTCTGTCCCAAAGAGCCTGTGTTACTATTGCTTCATGCTCGCCGGGATATATCTTCTCCTTGTGCTTTATCTGACCGATGTAGACAGGGTTTGCGATTATCCTGTAGATGGCTGGGCCGTCCCAGGCTTTGCCGGGTCTGAACTTGCTTTTTCTTGTCGTCCACGACTTGGTGGTAATACCTTTCGCGTTGAGTTCTTTCGCGATGGTCTGCCCGGAGCCTATTTCCGCGAACCGCTTGAAGATGTTCCGCACTATCTTTGCTTCGTGCGGGTTTACTACCAGCTTATGCGTTTCCGAATTCACATCATAGCCGAGCACTGGGGTGCCGCCTGTGAACTTGCCTTTTCGTTTGGCTCCGGCTATCTTGTCGCGGACTCTCTCGGCTATTATGGCGCGCTCAAACTCGGCGAACGACAGCAAAATGTTCAAGACCAGCTTTCCCATCGCTGTGCTGGTGTTAAAGCTCTGGGTGATTGAGACGAATGATACGCCGCGCTGGTCGAAAACCTCGATGAGCTTAGTGAAGTCCAAGAGTGAACGAGAGAGTCGGTCGACCTTGTACACAAGCACAAGGTCGACCATACCGGCTTCGATGTCGCTCATCAGCCTCCGCAGGGCCGGACGCTCCATATTCGCCCCGGTGAAACCGCCATCGTCGTACATCGTTGGAATAACGATCCAGCCCTCATGACGCTGGCTTACGGCGTATGCCTCGCATGCCTCACGTTGGGCGTCAAGGCTGTTGAACTCCTGTTCCAGACCCTCGTCAGTACTCTTGCGTGTATAGATCGCGCAGCGGATGCAGGGCGCGCTGATTGATGCCTTTCTCATACTTCGACTCCTTTTTTGGCCGTGTCGTTTCTGAAGCCAAAAAAGGCCCGGCCGTTCCAATGGGAGCCTGTTATGGCCTTGGTAACCGCTGTCAGCGACCGGTATTTCTTTCCTTCATACTCAAAGCCGCCGGGGACTACTATCACCTCATAGCGTCTGCCGTTCCAGTTGCGAACAAGCCGGGTCCCCGATACCGGCATATCCTGCCTGCGCCTCTTCTTTCGCTGGGTTTGTCTTGTGGTGCGGTCGCAACCGTTTTCGTCGAAGCCATAGGTATCGAGTACCTCTCGCATCTTTGCCTGCGTTGCCTCCGACAGACTGCCGTAGGCAAGCTCCTGTATTCGGTGCGCCAACCGTTTTATGATGAACGTTCTGTTGTAGGCGGGCGGTGCGCCGCCATAAAGCATTGCCCATCGCCCCTTGAGTTCATCATAGGACAGGTTTTGCAGATCCGCGATCTGCCGTAAAACAGAGTCTTTCATTCTCACTTCCTCAGTCTGAGTGCGACAGGCAGATTCCATCCGGCTGCGTTACTTCTTCTTAGCAGCGGCAGCTCGGCGCATCTGTGCGAGAGTCTTTCCCTGTGTCCACTGCACGTGCGGCCGGTCGACTATGCTCTTAAAGTCGCCGCCCCACTCAAGGCCGGACTCACGCGCTATCTTGCCGAACGTCGCCCATGGGCCGTCCCACGTGACCTTGCCATTGATGATAAACACATAATCCGCAGCAAGCCCCCAGTTGTGCCAACTGTAACCTCCGCGGGCGTTGGTTACCTTCTTACCGGGCTTGGTCCGGCCCTGGTCGTAAAGGCGATTCTGTTCTTCAATGGACCTGTAACCACAGGTGAGCATTACCTTGATGCCGTTTGCGGCGAGTTTCTTTTCAAAGAGCGTAAGTTTTGCCGCAAACTCAGGGTTCAGACCTTCGCGTGAGGCGCTCATAGTTTCTCACCTCTCGCACTCGAGTTAGATGAATGAACGCTCGAATTCGCCGAAGAGTCAAGTCTCTTTTCAGAGAACGAGCGGGTGCCCCTGGCCTGCCTGCGTTTTGCGCGCATGATTCCGGCGGCCAGTATTCCGGCAGCCTCAGATATCCGTTCGGGCATGGTGATCTGCTGGGAATAAGTCCGGCTTTGCATGTTTCCACCTCGCGGTAAGTTTCCGAGGGCCATTAAAAAGCTCCCCTACTTAGTTATTTACTATCGCAATCCACGAAGTGTCGGGCAACGGGTGCAGGTCCGAGACCATTGGCACACTAATTGTCAATAATGAGTGACGCTTGTGTATATCAAAAACCGCGTTGATGCATGGAATAATTAGCTATGTCCTGCCTGCCCGCTGGGCATTATGGGCGGCGGAAACCCGTAGTGCAAAATCAGCTAACCAAGGAAGGGCAGCGTATGGCAATTCATGCAGCAAAGTATTTGTCGCGCGCGGGCGACCTCAAGACTATTTCCCCGAAATACCTGGCGCGGCTCCTCTCGCCCTATGCGGGGTTCCTCTCTTCAAGGGGACTCGACTTATCGAGGATTGACGCAAATGTGAACGCCATAGACTATGCGGCACTCATGCGTCTCCTGATTACATCAGATCCCAGCATGCCCTGCGAACTCATAGACTCTCTGCACTGCATTCGTGAGGTGGCGACGCCGGAAGCGATGGAGTATCTACTGCAGGAGGCCGGAATACATGGAGTTCCTATTGATGATCCCGACCTCTCACCGGCCGACCTGGCTGTACAGGTATGGCTTCATGACAGAAGCATCCTTGAGCACATATACGCGCAGCAGTTCCTGATAAAGCCCTGCACTCTCGTCTACTTCCAGGAGAGCAATCGAAGCGGCGCGGAGTTCAGGGGTCTGTCTCCGAGTATCATAAGGGCTTTTGAAGGCGATCTCGATGAGCGGTTCAAAAGAAGCCACGGTCGAGGCTGTCGAGTTTTTGTCTACCCTCAGCAGGACGGCATCTGGTTCCTTATCTGGCACGGCGCGCCGATCAAGCGCGAGGGATGTGTCACAAACGGAGAGCCATCGTGTATATGCTACCGACCTGAACGATATGATGTGCTTATCTACCAGCCTGCTGCAAGGGAGTTGCAGATCGATGCCGACGTCGCGGTGGAAAGGGAAGTCTACCGCAGGTATTTCGGCCGCCATTTCTTCGGCGATGAGCATCATTTTCCCGGCACGGCAATCTACACACTCGATCCTCTGAGAACTGACGGCGAGCGGGCGCTGGTCTGTTCGGACGTCGAGGGGATGGAGCTTGTGACGCTGTGCAGAATCGAGTTTGTTATAGGCGGCATGTTCAGAAGCACGGAGATAAGAAAGGCGGAGGACGTTTTTGCAGCGATTAAGGCCGGTGAGGCCAGAGAAATACCGCACAACGCCAGGCTGAGCGAGGGAGGATTCAGCATCAGGTTTTCCGACTCAAATGTGCCCCGCGAGGTCGCGCTTCGGCCGTCGAACATGGTCTACTACCAGCGTGACAGCGACCGCGTAATGGTAGAGCCGTGGCTAAGACTGCGCGGGTTTGTGCAGCGCGGCCACTTGCTGTTTGTGTTTCTGCTTGGCTTTGTATACTGCTGGCTGCACGATATCGATGCGGTCCTGTCCTGCCTGCCCGACGGGATTACGTGAGGATGGCGTGCGATGACTCTGGTCCGGAGGCAAGAACAATGAAACAAAAGAGTTTTTGGTCGGCTTGTGAGATGATCATCGGGCCAGCGGCGGTAGAACTTGAATGGAAGCAACTCGCGGGCGAGGAATACGAGGGCGCGAAGGTGTTCCTCAGACCGATGCAGGAACTCGCCACACGCTACCCATGCATGCGGTCATATATATGCGGATGCGATCATCGGGTTGTGATTCACAGCGAGGACGACATAGTCGGGGTCTGCACGTGCAATCCGCAGGCATGCGAGACGTTTCGACTGACCAAATCTGACATTATCATTTATGAACTCGACCGACCGATGCTTCACAGGACAATTGTTGAGGCCTTGTCGCTGGAGCCTGCCGAAGTCGAGATTCCCAATGTGCGCTGGACTACTCAGATGGGCTATTACTCGCCTCGGTTGGGCGTGAGGTGTCCCGTGGTTCTGACGATCCAGACGGAGCCTGCAGATTACCGCAGCGTTATTTCTGTGCTGGCTGCCAGGAATTCGGAACCGTTCATCATCATAGCGCCTACCGTCAATCTGCTTCCGCCGGATGTTCTGGAGATACTGAGCTTGAGGAAATCCGCGCTGTTCACCCTTTCGGATATACTGACAATGGACGGCAGCGAAAAGATAGTGGCGAGCCCTTCGTGCAACGTTATGCTTGTCCGTTTCTGCAGCCGAGCTTTAGGCGGTGGTCTTCTATCGCTGAATGATGTGTTCTTCTACTCCCAGGACTTCCATTGTGTACTGGTAAATGATCGTGAGTTCACTCTCACCTCTACGCAGTCTCAGGTCATCCAAATCCTATGCGAAGCCTACCGGAACGGTACTCCCGATGTCGGCAAAGATTACATAATGGAGGAGATAGGCTCCTTGTGTGATCGACGGCTCAGGGACGTTTTTTGCAGAGACCAAGAAGCGTTCAAATGTCTGATCCGGCCGGGCAAGAAGCGCGGCACCTACCGACTCAATATCTAGCGGCTAACTCCCTCTCCCGACACTTCTCAACATTCTCCGGTAAGTAATCAGTGGAGGTACTACAATAAGCCTGCCTCCCCAACCGGAGATGAAGATGAAATTTCCATTATTAGCAACATTACCCGAATGCCTCCACATACGCTACCACTTTTGCACCCCCTCGCCCTGCTATCCTGACTGTAGAGATAGATGCAAGGGAGGTTCACATGAGCGCACCGAGACCTCAAGTATCGCTTTCACACTCTGAACGATACCTGCTCCAGCTAATGCAGGAGATCCATTACGGCAGGATCGAGGGCCTTATTGTTCGCGGCGGCGAGCCGGTCATCGAGCCGAGCACGAAGGTGCTCAAGGATATAAAGCTCGATCTGCATGCAAGAAGAACGCCGATCATCATTGACCGTGACTACCAGGACAAGGCACAGGTAATGGAGATGTTGCGGCAGTTCCACAGACTCGGCGACGGTGTCGTGCAGACTCTGGAAGTCCACAATGGGCTGCCGTTTCGGATGCAGATAGTGGAGACGGTGCGAGTGTGAACCTCTATGAACCGATGTATATGGGCCAACGAGATCGACAGGTTTGCCTGCGAGATATACCGCAGGCACTGGGACGATGGGACGCTGTGCCAGGGAGATATCCGGGATGTGCTCGACGAGCTTGAACCAGAGAGCCTGGGGACAATCGACGTTGTTTGCGGAGGAGATCCATGCCCTGCACGTTCCCTGGCCAGAGGGAATAGGCCCAGCAAGCATCCCGATTTGTCCGGATACTTCCTTGCCGTGGTCGGGCGACTTCGCCCATCGTGGGTGGTCCGCGAGAATGTTTGTGCACCAGATGTTGTCAACTTTGCTGCCGGGCTGGAGCTGCTCGGATACGGAATCGCTGTTGTCGCGCTCGACGCTCGTGATTTCACAGGTCAGAGTCGCAGGCGGCAGTTCTGTATCGGATGCCCTTCTTCCTTGCGCACCGGATTCGAGCGAGCTGTATCTGACGCCGCAGATGGTTATGGGTTTGCTGCGTCGCGCGTGGAAGAGGAAACGCCCATTGCAGCGTGTCTTACTGCGCACCCCAACCGGGTGGCTGCGGAGGACACTTACTGTTACGAGCCGGAACGGGGTCTACGAATGCTCGATCCGACCGAATGCGAATCCCTGCAGGGGTTCCCCAGAGGCTGGACTTCTGGACTATCTCGCTCGCGCCGTAGAATCCTCGTTGGAAACGCAGTGAACGTGTTAGTAGCCAGATGGCTCGCGGAGCGGGTCATGGAGACAATCGGCGGAGAGTTTACATTCGCAGAACTATTTGCCGGGATTGGAGGGTTCCGGCTGGGCTTTGAGACAGCCAAGCTGATCAGGCATTAAGATGCCATCGGAGTCGGAAGCTGGCTTTGAAAAAAGTTTCACCACATCGCATGCGGTTCCGGTAGATATACGACTGGGTCCGGGATAGCTCAGGGCATTCTCGGGACCTCAAAGACAGACAATTCAAGACATTACACGAAAATGACTGACCGCGCGGCGGAGGTCGTTGTGGGTGTCGCCACTCTTGGCGTCATCGCAATGCCTCCGCCTTTTTGTAAGCGGCACCCACAGCGATCTCCTCGCAAGTCGAGGAGGACAAAATGGGTGACATACCGAGCAATGGAAATTTCGATGATTATGCAATCACGTATATCAGGCTCAAAGTCAGGCAGCTAATCAAGAGATGTGGGTTCAGAGCGTCCGACCGCGATGATCTGGAACAGGAGATCGCGCTGCACCTGTTTGAGCACCTGCAGGAACACGATCCCGAGCGAGGCACTGTGAAGACGTTCATTGCCTGCGTCGTGGAGAACAAGGCTCGAACGATGATCCGCAGGAACAAGCGTGTCGACAGCAACGCCACTTTTGAGTTTTCTCTAAATGAGGAGATTCCCGAAGAAGACGGTTTCGGCGTCATGCAGCGAATGGAGGCAATAGATCGAGAGGATTACCTGCTGGGAGCGGGCCTGCTTTCCCGTCCAAAACTGGAATTGCTCGAAATGCGGCTGGACATCGAAAGAGTCGTCAGTAATCTGCCGCCAGCACTCAAGGATATCTGTGAGGGTCTGAAGACTCAGACTGTGACACAGATATCTGCCGCGACAGGCGCGTCCCGCCAGCAGGTCTACGACGCTATCCGTAAGCTCAGAGGCATCTTCGATGAGGCCGGGCTGAAGGACTATCTCTGAAACAATCCCGACACTTCGTGGATTGCGATAGTAAATAACTAAGTGTGGGGCCGGAGTTTTGTGGAGGTCAGATCCGGTCCCCGGCGCGCCAAACATCAACCTCCCAACCAACCAAACGGAGGCAACAATGAATCGCCTGGTATACAACTACAGCTTCTCAAAGCACATCCCCGTGGATGATCTCGAGGACTCGCTTATGATAGCGGCTCTCGCTGCGGAGGCTCTGCACGGACGCGCCGCAATGAAGCAGGATGCATATTTCTGCCTGGACAAGAAAGCCCGGACATGTGTCGTCGACGCCGAGACACCGGTGGGCTGCGACATCGCGAAAATACTCTCCACGTTTGTCACAAAGGGCTACGGCGAGTCTTCGTTCAAGATCGAGCGGGTCGAGGAGCATCCCGGAAACCGAAAACTGCTCTGTGCCATAGGAGCCATACTGTGAGCGAGATGGTCGTGACGACATACTCGATGTGGAACCTGTTCCGCAACTGCCGGAAGGCCTGCGAGTGGCGATACATCAAAGAGCTTGTGCCGATCCAGCGCGATCATAACCTCTCGTTCGGCTCGCTCGCTCACGAGTGCCTGGAGAAATGGCACCGCAGACGCGACCTTGCCGAAGTGCTGGATCATATCGACAAGTCATTTCCGAACAGGCACAGCGATGACGGGCAAAAAGCCGACTGGCACCTTGCTACAGCCATGATGACCGGGTATGCGTCAACGTACCCGGTCGAGGATTTCGATGTGGTCTTCCTTGAGAAGACATTCGATGGGAAGATCACAAACCCCGCGACCAGCGCCCTGTCTCGCAGCTTCGTGCTTGCTGGCAAAGTCGATGGCATCGTCTGCATCGACGGCAGGTTCTACCTCCTTGAGCACAAGACCGCGTCTCAACTCGACGGCGATTACCTCGAAAGGCTGTGGACCGATTTTCAGGTGACGCTCTACGCTCATTACGTCGAGCAGGTTTTCGGCATCAAGATCGCCGGGATTATCTACAACGTTCTGGTAAAGGCACGTCTGCAGCAGGGCAAGGGTGAGACCGAAGCAGAGTTCGAAGCTCGCAGAGCAGAACTGCTTGCCAAGTCCAAGACCGGCAAAACTACAGCCACGCGCAAGGTGCCGGAATCCGATGCCGATTTCCAGGGTCGGCTTATAGCGAAGTATACCGAGCCTGGGATGTTCCACCGGGAGACACTTTATGTCTCTCGCGACCAGTTTGAGACCCTGCAGGCTGACCTCTGGGAACTTACCCAGCAATTGCTCGACTGTCGCCGGCGCGGAGTGTTCTACCAGAACACGTCCTACTGCTTCTTCTACCATCGGCCGTGTGCATACTTCGCTCTGTGTCGTTCGGGCGGAAGCCCGAATGTGATCGAGAACTTCTATGAGCACAAACCGGCACATGAAGAGCTGCGCGAAGAGAGCGACGCAGGCGAAGAGCAGCCGATATTCTGAACTTATGGAGAAAGATGATGCTTCTACCAACTCAAAAGACGCCGCCAAAACAAACGCTGTCGGATCAGACAGTGCTCATATACGGGCCGACGAAGATAGGCAAGAGCGAATGGTGTTCCAATGCCGAGAGTGCTCTTTTCATCTCGACCGAGCCGGGACTGAACTCACTTGAGGTATATCAGGTGCCGGTTGCCACATGGGACGAACTGCTTGCGGTGTGTGCGGAGATCGCGGATGGCAGCCACTCGTTTAAGACTGTCATCATCGACACGGTCGATAATGCCTACAAGATGTGCTGTGAGTATGTCTGCAAGAAATACGGCGCGGAGCATGAGTCCGACATCGGCTACGGTAAGGGCTACTCAATCACGAACAATGAGTTCCACCGGGTGATTAACAAGCTCGCGTTCCTGCCCTGCGGCCTGTACCTCGTTTCACATTCTCAGGAAATTGAGATAGAGACCCGCACAGGCAAATACACCAAAACCGTCCCCACGCTGCCGGAGAAAGCCCGAAAGATTGTGCTTGGTCTGGTGGACATTATCCTCTACTGCGACATTGAGATCGCGCCCGGACCAGACGGAAAACAGACGGCTCGGCGCGTAGTGCGGACAAAGCCGCATGTTCACTACGAGGCCGGGGACAGGACGAAGCGTCTGCCCGATGTCATCGACCTCGATTACAACAAGTTCGTCGAGGCATACAACGCCGGAACGGATGCAAAGAAACCCACGAAGGAGGCTGCTAAATGAGTAGTGACTATGACACCACCGGCATAGGCGACATCGATCTTGCTCAGTTCGACGACGACTTTGCCGAAGCGGAAGTTGAAGAGCGTGAGTTCGAGGATGTGCCGGACGGCAAGTATCAGGTAAAGGTCGACAAGGTAGAGCTTACCAAGGCGCAGACCACAGGCAACCCTATGCTCAAGTGGACGCTCAAGATTCTCGGTCCGAAGTATGCCGGTCGGCTTCTGTGGCGCAACAGCATGTTTGCTTCCAAAGAAAACCTCAAGTGGCTCAAGACCGACCTGCACACGTGCGGAGTGGACATCGATAAGCTGTCCGAACTTCCGGCAAGACTCGGCGATCTCCTGGACGTTACTCTGGAGATCACCAAGCGTACCAAGGGCGAAAACGAGAACATCTATTTCAATCGGCGCATTGTCGTCTCTGACCTCGGCGATGCGGTCGACGACTCGCTCGCACCGTTTTAGATGGCCGAGAAAGTCAGTATCGTAGTCGACACGCGAGAGCAGGAGCCTTACTCGCTGCCTTCTGAGCGGTTCCTCATCGAGCGCCGTGCTCTGCCGGCGGGGGACTATTCGCTCGCCGGTTTTGAGCACGATGTGGCGATTGAGAGGAAGACCGCCGAGGACTTCGTGCATACAGTCATCAGGGAACGCGACAGATTTCGCAGCGAGCTCAGGAAGCTTCAGACCTATCTGTGTTCGTGCATCGTGGTCGAGGCAGACTTTGAGGAACTGCTGTCGGGCAATTACCGCTCGGGGGCACATCCGGCTTCGGTTACAGGCGCGGCGCTTTCGATAATCGTTGACTACGGCATTCCTGTCTTTTTCTGCTCCAACCGGCAGTGCGCGTGCCGGTTTGTTCAGGAGTATTTACTGCGCTGCCACCGGAGGTTTGCGGATACATGTCAAATGCAACAACCGAGCACATCCGAATACGGGGAGAGGTCGAGCGAGTCTTCTATTCATCCGCAGACTTCTCCGCCGGACGCTTCATAACGGAACGCGGTGAGCGTGTTTCGTTCGCAGGCAATATCGTCGTAAGCGAAAACCAGCCTCTGGTGCTGCACGGAAAGTTTGTTAAGCATCCCAAATACGGCCGACAGTTCGAAGTTGCAAGCATCGAATTGGATCGGCAGATGGACGCCCGCGGGCTTGCAAACTACCTCGCGAACAACCCCGACATCAAGGGGATCGGCCCGGCAAAGGCGAGGATCATTGCCGAGCGGTTCGGCTCGGATTTCGAGCGCAGCCTCATAGATGAGCCTGAGAAAGTCGCGGAGGCTGCAAAAGTGCCGCTGCCGGTCATCGAGTCGCTTCGCGTTCACTGGCTTGAGACGAGTCATATCAACCAGGCAATGACCGCGCTTGCAGCGTACGGACTGACCCACCATCAGGTCACGAAGCTGGTGAAGAAGCTCGGCAACAACGCTGTCGGCATTATAGAGCATGATCCGTATGTCATCGTCGGAGAGATCGACGGCTTCGGGTTCAAAAGGATCGACAAGATCGCTAGGCAGGTCGGCATTGCGAAGGACAACCCGAACCGTGTTCGCGCGGGATTGCAGTTCTGCATCGAGGATGCGCTGGATCAGGGTGACTGCTGGGTCGAGTATGAAGACCTGCTTAACCGGGCAAACAAGCTCCTGGTGATGGATACACTCGACAGCCGGGAGCAAATTGAGAGGTATTTGGACGAACTCATCGATAAGAAAGCCCTGACCTGCTATGCGGCCGACAGCCGGTTCCTTGTGGCAAAGCCTGAAATCCGACAAATGGAGGAAGATTTGGCGCGTGTCTTTGCCCGGGGCAAGGATATGAATCCGCACTTTAGGGATTTACCTGACATCGACTCCATGATCCGGCGCATATCTCCAAGGCTCAATCATCGTCAGCATGAGGCCGCGATGATGGTATGTAAGCATGCGATCTCACTTATTACGGGCGGAGCCGGATCGGGCAAGACCTTCACCATCGATGCGATCACTCGACTCTGTGAGTCTCGAAAGCTCAAAGCTGTGCTCTGTGCTCCGACCGGCAAGGCGGCGAAGCGTATGGAGGAGTCGACCGGACAATCGGCATCAACGATTCACAGGCTGCTCGGTTTCGACGGCAAGACCTACTCCCGTAACGCTGAAAACCCTATATCCGCCGATATCCTGATAGTCGATGAAGCCTCCATGATAGACGTTTCGCTCGCCTGGCGGTTGTTTCAGGCCATTAATCTTGAGCGAACAGCCGTAGTCCTTGTCGGCGACCATAATCAGCTTCCGCCGGTTGGACCGGGCAATATTCTTCGTGATCTCATCGAGTCAAAGGCAATACCGACGACAATACTCGAAGATGTCGTGCGGCAGGCTGGAGTGCTCAAGGAGAACAGCATCGCAATCCTCAAGGGTGAGGTGAGAAAGACATGCAGGGTCGAAGACGGCCTGCGGGGGCCTTGGTATGTGGCCAACCAACATACGGAAGCCGAACGTGTCCAGCAGTTCATACTGGACATCTTCGACCAGGTGCTTTCCGAAAAGCTCGGTTTCGACCTGCTCCGTGACGTTCAGGTGCTCACCCCGACCCACAAGGGTCCGCTCGGAACGGCGGAACTCAACATCAGGCTGCAGTCCCTCATACAAAAGAAGCTGTGGGATTACGACGTCTTACCTGTCCAGCTCGGCAGGCGTCCGAAGCTGCTTGTAGGTGACAAGGTCATTCAGACCCGCAACAACTACGATCTGGAAGTAATGAACGGCTCGATGGGCTATGTGCGGGATCTTGGCGCGGATGGCTCGCTTACCGTCGATTTCGATGACAAGATGGTTTTCATAGAGCCGGGATCGCCGCACCGAAGCGACCTGCAGCTTGCCTACGCCCTTACCATACACAAGTGCATATCCGAAGACACGCTGATCCCCACAAATCGGGGGCTTCTGCCTATAGGAGAACTCGCGTCCGGTGTTCCTGAGAAAACTTCCTTGCCCCATGAAATAACCATAGCCGCTCGTGATGGGATTGAGTCTACAGAATCTATCTACAACGGTGGTTTCAAGCCCGTGATTCAACTGCGAACAAGGGCCGGGTTCGAGCTATCGGGAAGCTACGAACACCCTGTCCTGACCGCTGATGAGAATGGTTTCTGCTGGAAGCTCATGCCAGAGGTTGTTGAAGGAGATGTTCTGGTGTTGCGTCGAGACACTGTAAGCGTGCAGCGAAACTTCGACTACATCAAGATGCCGATGGTGGGTCGCGAAGTGACCATAGACGAAGAGGCCGCCTGGATAATGGGCGTAATGGTCGGAGATGGAAACTACTCAGACCACGAGGATTACCGAGTGGAGGTTACGAAAGGCTCCCACGATCTGATGCTCCGATACATTGCTGGCGTGCAGAAGGTGCTGGGTGTAAGGACGACAGTCAGGCAGGTAGCTCAAGGTTCTCGTTTTACCGCCTATTTCCACAATAAGGCCGCACGAGACCTGCTCTATCGCTGTGGGCTCGACTACTGCACGGCTCCAGATAAGAGCGTCCCTCCTGTAATCCTGCGCAGCTCGCCGAATGTCCAGGCAGCATTTCTCAGGGGCCTGTTCGATACAGATGGAGGAGTGACAGGACTGATCGTGCTTGCTACCGCGAGTGAAAGAGTGGCCAGGGAAGTGCATCTACTACTTCTTCATCACGGCATCGTCTCAAAACGATACAAAATGCGTGACGCCATCCCGGAAAAGGACTGGTCGGAAGCGTGGCGCGTCGAGATTATGGGAGCCAGCAACTTCCACCTCTTTCGGTCAAGGGTGGGCTTTAGCGAAGAGATCAAGGAGTTCGCTCTTGAGGTCGCTTGCGAAACATCCAACGCTGAAGCAATCAAGAGCAACTGGGGCGGCATACCTTTTGGCCGGAAACTGATTCGCGAGTTTCGAGAGGAGCTTCGCAGACGCGGAGGAAGAAACTACCCAGAAGCCAGGGATATCGGACGTCTGCTCGCAAGAATCATTTGCGGGGCAGCGAAGCTGAATCACCTCCACGTGGAGCATATTAACCGGCATGTTTCCGACATTGCCGAAACCGGCAAAGCAGGCATGGAGCTTGATCGACTGTTCCGGGAAGGATTCTTCTTCGACCCGGTGGTCGAGATAGGCAGCGGCAATAGACATGTCTACGACGTATCTGTGCCGGGCAGCCACAGTTTTGTTGGAAACGGTATTGTAAACCACAACAGCCAGGGCTCCGAGTTTCCCTGCTCGATAGTCATCGCGCATAAGTCGCACTCATTCATGCACCACAGGAACCTGCTTTATACAGGTGTCACCCGCGCGAAGAAGACTGCGATCATTGTTGGTGACCACTGGGGCATAACCAACTGTGCCAAGCGCGTGCAAGTCGACGCCAGGAAGACATTCCTGTCACTGCTGCTCGCGGGAGGCGTGTAGATGACTAATGCGGCACCGCACGCACCCACTTACGATTTGATACCCGACGAACTCAAGGCGCTTCGCCAGTGGGTCTGCTACCGGATCGAGGATCGCGACGGCACGCCTACCAAGATGCCGTACCGCACGGACAAGGTCGGGCGCGGCAATGCCAAGACCAATAATCCGGCGACGTGGCATACGTTCGATGACGTGGTGGAGGCTGCCGCAAAGCCAAAGAACCGCTTCGACGGCATAGGGTTCGTGCTTTCCGAGGAAGACCCCTACATCTTCATCGACCTCGACCACGTTGTAGCAGATGGCGAAGTCGAGCCGTGGGCACGAGAGATAATCGGGCGCATAGGTTCGTATACGGAACTCAGCCGGTCGGGAACAGGAATACACATCATCGCGCGGGCAAAGAAACCTGGTCCCAGATGCAGAACCGCCAAGCATCCAAAGTTCGAGATATACTCCGACCGACGGCTTGTGGTCTTCACGGGCAAGCTGCTTCCCGTAGCGGTAGCGGAGATAATGGACGCTGAGCGTGCGGTGGCGGCGATCTATAGGAGCATGTTCGGCGATAAGCCCGACAACGATATGCCGCCCAAAGAGAATGTCAAGAACGCTCGACCAAACGGAATGAGCGATCCTGTGCTCATTCAAAGAGCGCTGTCGGCATCAAACGGAGAGAAGTTCCGTAAGCTATGGAACGGCGACATTGGAGACTACAACAGCGATGCTAGTGCAGCGGATTCGGCGCTTTGCTGCATGCTGGCATACTGGACCGACAAGGACCCGGTCAGGATGGATAGGCTGTTTCGCGAGTCAGGACTCATCAGGCCCAAGTGGGACGAGTTGCATGGCGCGCAGACCTACGGCCAGATGACGATTGGCGCAGCCGTCGGCATTGTCAAAGAGACCTGTGCCGACCATACTGGCAAACGGCGGCAGAGAAAGAAACGAGCATTGGGAGATGCCGAAGGAGCAAAATCTCAGGCGCACCCAGCGGCAAGCAACGGCCTGCTCACCATCTATGCCGACTGTCAGGATTTGCGCAGCGTGACTGCCGTGTGCTGGAGGGCTATTATCTACGCGAATAATCCTCCGAAGTATTTTCGGTATATCGGTCTTCCCTCCAGGCTCGAAAAGGACGATGACGGAACGTTAGTCCCGAGGGAACTGACTCCCGACAGGCTGCGTCACGAACTCGCACGTGTGGCAAACTGGGTAAGCGGCGAAGATGAGGAATCAGCCAAGCCTCCAATCGATGTCGTGAGAGATGTGTTGGCTACACCCAATCCACCACTGCCGGTGTTGACGCGGATCACCGATGTTCCAGTGTTCGCTCCTGATGGATCACTGCAAATCGCTGAAGGCTACCATGCAGCAGGAAAAACATATCGGATGTCTAGGCCCGGATTCAATATACCGGAGATATCGCCCACGCCGTCGCAGGAAGAGGTAGATTCCGCCGGAAGTCTTATCCTAGATATGATCTCAGACTTCCCTTTTGTGGACGAAGCCGACCGCGCGCATGCCGCGGGACTGCTGCTCTTGCCATTCGTGCGAGACCTCATCGACGGGCCGACGCCGAATCACCTTATCGAAGCTCCGCAGGCGGGCACGGGAAAAGGACTTCTCGCCGATGTCCTTTTGACTCCGGCCTGCGGCAAACAGGTATCGACCATCTCCGAGGCCAGGGATGACGATGAGTGGCGGAAGCGGATAACAGCGCAGCTTCGCAGTGCGAGAAGCGTGGTCCTGTTGGATAACATTACGCGGCCGCTCAATTCCGGGTCGCTCGCTTCAGCACTTACGGCGACGATATGGGAGGATAGGATTCTGGGCAAGTCCGAGAACCTGCACTTTCCAGTGCGCTGTGTCTGGGTGACTACGGCTAACAACCCTACTATGAGTACTGAAATCGCCAGACGATGTATTCGTATTCGGCTGGACGCAAAAGTAGATCGTCCGTGGTTTCGCGATGGGTTCAAGCAGAAGAAGCTTCGCAACTGGGCACTTGATAATCGAGGCGAACTGGTAGGCGCAGCCCTGACGCTCGTACAGGCTTGGGTATCAGCCGGTATGCCCGCTTCCCAAGCCAAACCGCTGGGTTCATACGAACAATGGACTGCCATCATTGGAGGGATATTGCAGCATTCGGGAATACAAGGATTCCTGTCTAACCTGCACGAGTTCTATGAAGCAGCAGACATTGAGGGAGCCATGTGGCGGCAGATCGTGGATGCCTGGTGGGAGAAGTTCGGTCAGGAGAAAGTGGGTGTAACTGACCTGTTCGAGCTTGTGTCGGAGATAGACGCGCTCGACCTCGGCAAAGGAGGAGAGCGGTCGCAGAGAATCGCTTTCGGCAGACGGCTGGGACAGCAGCGTGACCGCGTGATAGGTGAGTATAGGATAGTGTCCGCAGGCAAGTCCAAACGGATAAGCCAATGGATGCTGGCTCCGACAGCGAATTTGTTCTCGGAGGACGGTGAGGGGGTGTATGTGGTGCATAAAGGTGTATGTTCCCCCACTACCCCTCATGCGCGTACATACATGCATGCGGGCGCGCACACGCATGAGGAGTGTATAGAAAACATACACCAACATACACGACATACACCTTCCGAGCAGACAGATGATTGCAGTTTCGCAGACAACACCAGGGCGGACGGGGCTTCACCGGGCTACGAGGAGTTTTGATGGCTTACCTTGAGATACTGACAAAGAACGCGCTAAGGGCGAGCATACAGCCGGACAGTAAGCTCAGGCTGGAACCGGACTGGCTTATCACTGATGATATTCGGCGATTGGTCCGCGAGCATAGGGAGGAACTCGTCACCGAGATCATGGCTTCGCAAGGTTCTGCTGATCCATCCGCTGAAGTCGTGCCGGATTATCATATCCTCTGGGTTGCGATTGATCTAGATTCATTCGAGGAGCATGATCCCAGATTCGGCTACGAACTGGACTGCGAGCCGGTCTATCGGATGCTGGATGCATCATACTACGCCTGGCTGCGACATCGGATGGAAAATGCCCGTAAGTCGCACGAAACCGGTCGGCTCGATGATGCAACATTTGATACGCTCCGAGCGCGATTCAACGTCATTCACAACTGGGCGATCCGGTATATTGGTCATGATGCTCTCAGGCAGGCTGTAAGGACGACGAATGTCAAGTCTTACGCACCACCGTCCGAGCAGACTTTCGCTGCTTACCGGAAGACCTGGGACGATGCATGGAATGCACATCAGTTGCAGCAAGCATTGTCCAGCAACTCGACGGCACAATCCGACCATGCGCACAGGTTGGAACACGCGCTTGCCACCCGAGGTTACGCAGGCATTAGGTCGTCGATTATCGAGGACATTGTAGTATTTGTCCGCGAAGACTCGGTTGTCGTTCCCGCAAAATGGGCTGATAAGGTGAAGTTCACTATGGACGAACTGAAGCTGATGATTGGCTCATCACCGGAAGCCGTGAAGCAGATTCATGAGGTCAAGCGAGTGTTCGGCGGCAAAGTGGTGCCCGCAGATGATGACCCATTTGGAGCGACCACAGCAAAACCGCTATCCATAATTGATGGTCAAAATACATTGTTTACGGCCGCGACAGGCACAAAATGAGGCGCGAAACGCCTCTCCCGCCCAACTCCGACTTGCCGGGTCGATTGAAGGAAGACTATGACGAACGAGAACACATCGATTGAGCAACTGCCGAAGATAGGTGAACGCGACGCTGAGGAACTGGATCAGTGGCGTAGAAACTCCGGCGCGGACCGCAGTCGAGGTGGGCAACCAGGCAATACGAACAACCTGCAGCACGGGATATACGCCAACAGGTTCCTTACGCCGGAGGAGAAGCCCATCTTCGATGCTATCATAGCACAGCTTCACGAGGATTTTGTGTTCAACAAAAGCTCTGACTTTATCCAGGTGGAACTGGTGGCGGTCTACTTCCTGAAGCTGGGCCGCGCGCAGGAAGCTGGCGACTGGGAAGCTGCCGAGAGGCTCGACCGGATGATCCGGTGTCACATGAAGGATCTCAAGACGACCAAGCTCACCCGCGAGGGAACGGAGCCTATCGAGTCGCAAACGACGCCGGCGGAATGGGCAACGGCGCTTTTGGAGAAACTGGCTGAGGCTGAGAAGGCAAAGGCTGAATCAGAGGCTGAGCCGGAGAAAACGCAGGAATAAGTTCAGATAACACCGACGAGGCTTCGGGAGATCGGCTGAATCCACGCGTGGGTTTCAGGCCGATATGGAGTCGGAGTTCAGATAATACCTGTTATCCGCACTCTGACATGCTCTTCGACTGTAGCCGCGACAATGCCTGCGGGAAGTGGTGGCTGGGGAAAGGCTGGCAAGTGTTCCTTTCCCCAGCAGCGCAGTTGGATCAGATGCGTTCCAGTGCATCCTCAAGTTGTTCGTCTGCAACGTGGGTGTAGATTTCAGTGGTGGAGACGTCGCGGTGAATGAGGGCGCGCTTAACGAGCAGCAGATCGGAGGTGGCGGTGTAGAGGTGCGTCGCGAACGTATGTCGCAGTCCGTGCGGCGTGATGTTCTTCTGGATTCCAGCCTTGGCGAGCCAGTAGGTAAGTCGCTTGGCGATTTGCCTGCAGCAGAGTCTCGTTCCTTGAGACGAGACGAATAGCGCGGTAACCTCGGTATCTGCCAGGCGTCGGCGCTCTTTGAGATAGCTGCGCAGAAGTGTCCGCAGGGATGAGTTGAGGAATTTGGCCTGTGGAATGCCACCCTTGCCTGTGATGTATATGTGCTTGCCGTCGAGATCGACGTCATCGATGTCGAGATTCACAAGTTCCGCTATGCGTATGCCGGTCCCGAGGAAGAGTTCGAAGATGACCCGGTCGCGGCGGGCAAGTGGACTTGTACGGTCGCGGACTTCCTTGAGGAGCCTGCGCTTCTCTGGTTCGCTCAGGAATTTCGGAGGCTTCCGAGAGAGGCGTTTCATCTTTACCGATCTGGCAGGATTGCCGCTTGTCAGTCCGCTCTCTTCGCACCAGGAGAAGAACGATTTTACAGCGGCCTTCAGCCGATACATCGTCGCAGTCGATTTTGGCACGCAGTTCTCAGAACAGGTGACCGTGGGATCAGTAATCGCCGCATCTACCATCGCTGGTGTGATGTCATGAGTATCTATGCCCGGCAGTGCGCGGGCGAAGCAGCGTAGGTCACGCGTATAGGCGGAGATGGTAAGCTCCGAGCGACCTTGCGCCCGGAGCCTTACCGCGAAGTTGTCTATCGCGTGTTCGAGATCGTTACTCGGCTGCAGCATCCGGATCGGGTTCGGCACTGGTCACCTCCGGTTGTGCTTTGAGGCTGCGGCCTGTCGGAACGTCCTTGGGCAGCGGGAGCTTGTCGATGTAGCCCTGTTCCTTCGCCCACACAAGGAACGTGCGAAAGACACGGATGGTCTTCTTGACCGTGATCTCCGACCGATCCTTGTCGCCGCGCATTTTGAGGAGCGTATCCGACTTGAGGAAGCTCCCGACGTGTGGGATGAGGATCGAGCGAAGTTTCCTGTCCGGCTTGAAGAATGCCTCGACCTGCTCGAAGTCCTTGGAGTATGTATAGATTGTGCGCTCGCTCTTGCCCTGGCTCTTGAGGTGCTCGATGTGTTCCTCAATAGCCTCGTGCAGTGTCTTGTCTGTCATTTCACTACCTCCAGTGGTTGTGTATGTTGTTCACATTGATCACTCGGACCGCGTGTGAAGTCAAGGGTTCTTGCCTCGAATGTGCAAGGAAATGCGGAGGAATAATCGTGGTTGAGATAACGTCGGAAGAAGAAAGATTGGGGATGTCGCTCAGGGACCCGGTGTTGTGGGGAGAGAAGTATCTGCGCAATCGGGATGGTTCCGCGCGTGGCTATTGGCCGCACCAGATTGACGACCTGAAGTGTGAGATGCGTAATATCATTCATCTCGACGGTCGTGATTGCGGGAAGAGTTGCGTGCTCACGACAGATGCGATGCACTTCGCCTTCACCACACGCGGCGGCCAAGGACTTATCGCTGCTCCGCACCAGGGACACCTCGACACCCTGATCGAGGAGATAGAGTTCCAACTGGAATCCAACGATGAACTGATGAGGAGCGTCGCCCTTACAAAGTTTGGTAAGCCCAAGATAATCCGCAAGCCTTACTTCAGGCTGGAGTTCACCAACGGCGCGGTGCTCTACTTCCGACCGGCTGGGGTCTACGGCGACGCGTTCAGGTCGCTGCATGTCGAGCGTGTGTGGGTCGATGAAGGTGCGTGGCTTACGGAGAAGGCATGGAAGGCTCTTCGGCAGTGCCTGAAGGCAGGGGGGCGCTTGCGCATCTACTCCACACCCAACGGCCTGCGGAACACCACCTATTACCGCCTGACAATGTCATCACAGTTCAGGGTATTCAGGTGGCCGTCGTGGATTAACCCGGACTGGAATGAGGAGCGCGAACGCGAGCTTCTTGAGTTCTACGGTGGGCACGACACCGCAGGCTGGCAGCATGAAGTCGCCGGCGAACACGGAAAGCCTTCCTATGGTGCGTTCAATATCGAGCACCTGAATCTCTGTCGCCAGGAGATGCCGGAGTACCTAAAGGTTGCGATATGTGGCGAGGACATGCGCGACTGTGCGACAGAAGAGGAGTCATACGACCGACTGGAGATGCTTCTGAACCTGATGCCCCAGACCGGCATGTTCTGGATAGGCGGCGACCTTGGCTACACTAACGATCCGACCGAGATTGTCGTGTTCCAGGAGATAGAGGTCGGGGAGCGCTCTATTCTGAAGCTTGTGCTGCGAATCCACATGGAGCACATCTCTTACCCTCACATAGCTCAGACGATTTCTCTGCTGGAGAAGTACTTCACGCCGGTCGGCATAGGCGTGGACAACGGCGGCAATGGTCTGGCGGTCGTGCAGGAGCTGCTCACGCTCGACAAATACAGGCAGATCCAGCTTGAAGGCAGACTATACGGATACGACTTCGGTGGCATGACCACACTCGCAGTTCGCGACGGTCAGGACGTGAAGAAGCGCACCAAGGAGCTGATGACCAGCCTCATCAACGGCGCGCTGCAGCGCAGGCAGATGGCATTGCCTGCCGATGATCTTGAGATAGAAGACCAGCTTACGACGCATACCTACACACTCTCGAACGGCAACGTGATCTACTCCAAGGGTAACGACCACATCATCGACGCCGTGCGCTGCGCGATGTTGGTCCGAGAGCAGAGAAGTCTGGATCAGATCACCGAGGAGACTGTTTGCGTCATCCCGGTGCTGACTGATCCAGTCTTCTTTTGATACGGTTTGTATCAGCAATTGGACTCTGCGAGCGCAAAAAGAGTCGAAAGCGGAAGCTGCAGTGCTCTGGCTATAGTCATCATATCCGAAAGGTTTAGGTGGTTGTAATTGCCATCTTCCAGGGAGGTAATATAGTCTGTTCCCTTCCCAAGGATTCTGGCAAACTTCTCGCGGCTATAGCCGAGCTTCTCTCGCCTTGCTGTGATTACCTGGCCCAATGCTTTCTGGTACTCTGCCTGGTCTTTCATTATCCGTTATCCCCCTTTCCTGAAGTCTTCGCCGAAGCGTGGGGGGTATGTTTGCTCTGGTCGGCAGGCAAAGTCAAGGCATGTGGGGAAATCGGCCAAAGTTATTCTTCGGGTGGCAGAATACCAGGAAGATCGCTGGCGGCGGGTCGAGGAGCCTGTCGCACATCCTCAGCATGGCGCTGATCACCTCTGCCGCGATCATTACCGACAGGCACGCGAAGAGAGAGTCGGGCCATTCGATGTATCTGAGGACAACTCCTGACACCAAAGCGCCTGCTGCATAGATCGATACTGTCTTGATGTGTTTCATACTTGCCGCCTCCGCGCTTTAGTCAGGAGCTTCTTCGCTTCATTTCCCTGCCATGATGTTCATGCCACGGCTCATGCTACTTATATGATTCGACAAATACCAGTATTTAAGACGGGCTTTCCGGCCTAATTGCCCCGAATACTGACGCCTAAGAACAAGAGGTGAGCGTGACAATCACCTGTCGAGTCGGCCTTTCAAGAGTCGTAGAAGTAGCACTCAGTTTTCGAGACATTACCAGAGTGACGCTTTCTGCGAAGATCGTTCCGACACTTGCGCGCAGTTGCTAGTAAATAACTAAGTAGAGGCACTTTCACGCGATGTCGCGTGGATGTGTGCCTCCTGGCGCGCTATGCAGGTGCGACAGAATTGCGCATAGAGGTCAATGTGGAAAACTGCAGTCGAAAGTCACGCTCAAGAAAACATTCCAGCCAGGCAGCCATACCCGACGAACACGATACACAGGCACAAGGCATAGTCATATCTCCCATGGCGACAGCGGCCATGCTGGATTCGGCTGTGTTTGCCCACATCAATCCCGATCACTGCGCTATTCCAAAGACCTGGGAAGAGCGCGCGAAAAAAGCCTGGGAGTACTATGTCGAGGAGCCTCTGGTCAAGAACTGTGTCAACTCCTGGCGAACATTTGCCGTGGGCGATGAGATAAGGATAACAAGCGACGATGAGACCGTAAAGCAGGAGGCAAACGATCTGTCCGACAGGCTCGGTATCTCTGAGTTCGTGAAAGATATGATCCTGCAACTTCTCGTAAAGGGTGACGCAGTCGGATTCAAACGATATACCAAAGACGGCAAGGACTTTGAGGAAGTCACTTGTGTAAACCCGGTATCCATCAAGGTGAAATATGCCCAGGGACAGCTTGTAGAGGTACAGCAGTTCCCAGAAGACAGCCCGACCGTCGGTGACGGGTTGAAGTTGCCCGTCGAACAGACTCTGCATCTCAAGTGGGATGCGCCAGCGTTCTCTCCTCGCGGTAACTCGCTTGTCCTCCCAGCATTCGACTCCATTGAGTTACTTCGTGACTATCGCCGCGCGGAGAAGGCGATTGCCAAACGCTGGGCCACGCCATTCAGGCTGATTAAGGTCGGCGGCGCGTTCGGCCAGAAGATGGTGATGCCTGACCAGAAGATGCTAGAACAGACTCGCGACATGGTCAACAAGATGGACATGAAGAGCGGCCTCGTCGTGCCTTTCTATGTGACCGTCGAAACTCACGGCACTGAGGGACAGGTTCTCAACACTGAGGACAAAGTCAAGGATGTAAAGGAAGACATAGTCGTTGCGCTCGGCCTCTCGCGGTCTCTGGTTGCCGGCGATGGCCCCAACTTCGCGACAGCATCAGTGTCGATGCAGAAGATGCTCATCATGATCCGGGAGATAAAGCATGCCGCGCGCACCATCCTCGACTGGATATACAGCGACTGGCTTGAGATTGCGGGACACCAGGGAAAGAGTGTCCAGTTCGTCTTCAACGACCTCGATCCCACAGACGCCGTCGATTTCAAGAAGCTCCTCATCGAGTTATACGACCGCAAGCTCATAAGTCGGTCGTCTCTGCAGCTCAAAATGGACCTCGACCCGGATACTGAAACGGCCAACCGGCAGCATGAGGACAAGTCAGTCGATCTCCTCGACGAAAAGCAAGTCAAGCCCATTGTGGATATGGTCGTGGCAGGAATAATGAGTATCGAAAGCGCGCAGCAGATGCTCGGCCTCGATCCGGCAAAGAATCGCCCGGACGGACAATCGCAGGCAGCCCTATACTCCAGCGCCGGTGTCGGCGAGATGTGCGACTCTTGTGGCTATTTTGGCGAGGAGCACAACCGCTGTGGAGTCACGCAGGCAGAGACGACTTTCGATTCCCCGACTTGCCGCTTCTTCGGACGCAAGAGAGGTTGAGGCAAAGATAATGCACGCATCGATGTGCGCAATCGCCGATACCACTTCTCAAGCTCAGGCGATCCGAGAAGCAACGCAGAGGAGCCTTCTTGCCCGTGACCTCTACTCCGAGCAGGTTGCCCATGAACTCACGCTGTCTCTGAAGACCGCGCAGGAACAGGTGCGGAAGGCGCTCCTAGCCTATAAAAGCCTCGGTTCGCTGCCCGATAACAAGCTCGCCGCAGTGAAGGGTTTGGAGAAGCTGGACGCGGAGATAGGCGAAGTGACGAAGACGCTCAAGAGGGACCAGACCCTGATGTTCCGCAAGGCTTCCCGCGCGTCGTTTCGATCCGGCGTATATCACGGCATCGGAGAGTTCGCGGCTGCTCAGATGCCGTTTTACCGTGACCTTGCGCCGGACGGAATTGACAAGCTCACCACATCGGTTTTCACCCTTATAGATACCGACGCGCTCGACTTCATGGCCAATTACAACATGGTGCTTGCCGGCGATGTGCATCGGGAGCTTTCAGACGGCATCAAACGCACCATCCTCTCCGGTATCGCTACAGGTAAAGGCGCTGATGACATCGTCCGCGATCTTGGCAAGGTCGTCGAGGACAAGGAATCATTCCGCAATGCGGGAAGCAAGGTGTTCTCCAAAGCGCAGTATCGCATGGAGATGATCGCCCGCACCGAAGTCCTGCGTGCTCACAACCAGGGCCGCATCAAGTTTCACCAGCAGGTCGGCGTGCAGAAGCTCGAATGGATGGCGATGGAAGACGAGCGGATGTGCCCGGTCTGCGGCGGTCTGGACGGTAAGGTCTTCGACATTGACAAATTCCCCAACATCCCGGCGCATCCCAACTGCCGGTGTCAGTCTTTACCGGCTTGGCCGCTGGTTATCTGTGGGGGAGAACTTGGCGCTACTGCTGCACCTGGTCAGAATGCATGCATTCTTCCTCCGCAGGCAATTGATCTTCAGGCAAAACAGAAGATCGAAGAAGAGAAGAAGCTCAAGGGCGCGTTCGAGTCAGGCGAGATTGGCGACCTTTCCACGCTCACCGTGAAGCAGCTTCAGACGCTGGCGAAACAGAATGGCGTCGCCGTTGCCCGCACCAAGTCCGACTTCATCAAACTTCTCGACCAGGCAGAACCGGGAATCCATCATGCCGATCTGTCTGGAACTGCGCTGCAGGCGAAGATCAAGCAATACAACATCGCGGCGCTGCGGAGTAAAGACGAACTGGCGAAGCTCCTTGCCGAAAAGCAGGCGGTGCTCAAACAGGCGAAAGCCCTGGAGGAAGCCGCAAAGAACGCCGCGCCTCAGTCCGATCTCTCCGGTCTTACTATGGTCCAGCTCAAGAATATGGCCAAGCAGCACGGCGTGTCGCTGAACCTCACCAAGAGCGAAGTCATCGATATGCTGGACGGTCTTGAGCCGGGTGTGGATCACTCCGGTCTTGCCGGTAAGGCCCTGATGGCCGCGAAACAAAAGCATGGCATTCCACCCTTGAAGAACAAGGAGCAGCTCGTCAAAGCCCTGGAAAAGTCCGCTGGTCAGCAGATGGCTGAGAATGCCAAGCAGCAGGCTCTGGACGCAGCAAAACAGGAGGCGCTTAAGAAAGCAGAGCAAGCTCTCAAGGACGCCACATCACAGATAGTGATGCCGTCTTCTCCATCACAGTATTCCTCGTTCCTCGACTCAGTGAAAGCCGCCGAAGCGGAACTTGCGAAGGACTCGGGGTTGCCGACGTCGGTGCTTCAGGAGCATGCGACAGAGATCGCGGTCAAAAAGCTCACGTTCCAGCAGCAGGTTTCGGCGATGAAGTCCGGGGAATTGAAGGACCTTGCAAAGCAGACGAAGATCAAGCATTGGCAATGGTCGTCGAAAGACGAGTTAGTTACCCTGTTCACGGAGACCGACCCGGCAAAGGTATCTACCGCGCAGGCGAGCATCGAAGCGAAGCATGCAAAGTGGGCCGAAAAGCACCTGGGCAAGTCCGGCAAGGCAGCACAGCCGAAGGCAGTCCCCACATCAGAGCCACAGGTCGGCCCACAGCCTGTCACAGTCGCGACGCCGAACACATTTGCGAAGAAGACCTCCGAGTTCGACGCTGCGGATGCGGCGTGGGCTGAGAAGGGGAAGCCGGAAAAGTTCAAGTACGTCAGCAAGGCCAAAGTCGGCGGGGCGCATGAGAAGGAGTTCTGGCTCGACGAGAATGGCGACAAGTGGCTTTTCAAGCCGGTCGGCAAGTCGTCTGACGATTTCATCGCGCATGGAGAAGAAGCCGCCTACAAGATCGGCAGGCTCATAGATCCGGATGCAATGGAAGTCAGAACGATCCAGCTCAACGGCCGAGCAGGTTCCATTCAGAGGTGGCGCGGTGGGCTGGCGGCAAAGTCCGACTTCTCCAGCTTCGACATTACTGAGCTTTCGTCGGATGATATCGCGCAAGTTCAGCGCGAGCATGTCATCGACTGGCTGATCAGCAACCATGATGGGCACTCCAAGCAGTTCCTTCGGGCCAAAGACGGCAAGGTCTGCGGTATCGATAAGGCTCAGCTTTTCAAGTTTCTCGGGTCGGACAAGCTCTCCATCGACTACCACCCCAACGGAGCCTGCGGCGAGAGCGAGCCGTTCTACAACACTCTCTTCAGAGCGGCAAAGCAGGGCAAGGTGACGGTCGATCCATCGGTCACACTGCGCTACATCCGCGAGGTGGAGAAGATATCTGATGATGATTACCTCGCCCTGATCCGTCCATACGTCGAGGGCAGGTTCGCTGGCGACGAACTGAAGAAAAAGGCATTCTACGACCTGGCCCTTGCCCGTAAGCACAACATGCGCAGTGATTTCGAGTCATTCTACTCCGATATCCTCGGCAAGAAAGGTTACAAGTTCGAGGATATCGCAGAAGCGCAAACAGTAGTCCGTATCGGTAAAGCCGAGGAGCAGATTATTGAGGAGGCTCGCATTCTCGGCTGGCAGGGCAAATCTCTGCCAATAGACGAATTTGATATTGAAGATCAGAACGCCCTCGTTTTCACGGAGACAGTGAAAGGCAAGACCCGCACTGTTGTAAAGATGAAGCTTCGGCCCGAATCTGAAGCCAAAATCCTACCCGCACTCAGGAAATCCAGTCGTCAGGTAAGCGTCGTCAAAGTCGGTGAGCCGCTTGCTGAGGACGAGTTCGCTGATGATATCCTTCTCGCAGTGAAGACCGTAAACTATCATTCGCAGGATGGCAACTACAACAAGTCCAAAGTAGATAAGCTGAACAAGCATCTTCCTGCGCTGAAGAAACTTGCCAGATCCGACGATCCGGATGTGCGCGAGATGGCGACAGCCTACGTCGACTGGATAGAAAGAACACAGGAAGCCGCCAGGGAAAGAAAAACCGTTGCCGGGAAATTCGAGACATATCTTCGGAAAAGCCTGCCAAAGAAAGTTGAGAGTAAGGATGTAGATTTCGCAGTCCGCAAGACCAAGGTTCTTATGGAGAAGCGGACGCTTACAAAGGGCGAGCTTTCCCTCGAGAAAGAGTCTGTTGGTAACAACTCGATGTTTCGAGGCAGGTCTATGAATGATGGGGAGCAGTATGAAGTGGATTTCGGTGATGGTGTCAGGGCGGTCTATCGGCCGTGGTCAGAGAAGAACCACTATGCGCAGCGCGGAGAACTCGAGATTATCATTGATGAGAGGCCGGATGCAAAGAGCCTGGACAGGGCGCTCGGCAACATTGAAAAGCTCGGCCTGAAAACAAATATAGCCGACGCCGAAGATGCTGAGATTATGTATCTTACAAAGCAGGCTTATGTCACGAAAGCCGACCGTGAGCCTGACTATGCTCGCATGATCTCCGGTCTGGACGGGCGCAACGCAACGAAGACAGAACGCATCCAGGCAATGCGCGGTTTCTGGGAAAAGCGTCTGGGTGTTTCCGACATCACTAGAATGCCGGGGTATGATCCCATCGGTGAGTATCAGCTTGGTTTCAGAGACGCGAAGATCGCCGGAGGTTACAGGCATCAGTATCGCTTCGATATATCAGATGCCGACATCGAAAAGCAGATGAAAGGCTACAGCCTGTATCATCATCTCACGAACGGTGAGAGCATAAGCGAGTTTCTTGATACGGTAATTGAGAATAATGGCGCTATGATAAGTACTGTCGAGAAACTCAGAGCGGGTGTCATGCCAGGTGGAATGTCACCTGAGTCCGATATGAACAGCGGCGGCGCAAGCTACGTATTCACCCGCATTAAGAAATCGCCGACTGCTTATTCAACAGATGTTGGTCTCTACTACAAAAAACGGCTCCTGCGGCGGATGGATGCGGTGAGTTACAATCACGACGCCTTTGGCAAGGTCAAGGACGACTATGTATCGAGCAATCGTGGAAGCGACCCGGCAACGTGGAAAAGCTTCTCGCGCAACTCCAGCAACGAGACCATATTCAAACACTCTATCACGCTCCTGGATAATCTGGATAGCATTGTGGTGCATAGCAATGCCGAAAAGAGCAAGGTGCTGGATGTCTTCAAAAAACATGGCATATCTACTTTGCCCGATGGTCGCAAGGTTGAAGAGCTAATAGTAGGCAGATGATCATGAGAGATTTCATCGCAAACGAAAAGGCGAGGCTGCAGAGACTCTTTGACGAGTTCAACACAAAGGGTTCCTGGATGGAGATGCGAGAAGGCAATGATGAACCACTCGGCTTTGGCCTTATAGACAGCTATATGATCACCCGCGTCGCCCCGCACTTTGATGCTGTAGGCAGTGTGACCAAGACCGATCTCTGGCTGCTGTTCAAGTCAGCCGGCTATAACAACGGCTGGCAGTATGCTCACACAATCAAGGTCGTGGATTGGAGCCAAGAGGATGGGTATCTTATCGACTTGATGGATGATCGTGGGCGTAAGTTTCATGTAGAGCTGCTGTTTCCTACGCAGGATGTCGAGATGGTTGCCGACTGGGAAGACTGGCAGCTATATAAATCTGAAAACAAGGCTGTGTTCGAGCAGATCGACGCCGATCTCCTCGAAGAGCACACTCGGATCGCGGAGGAATGGGATGCGGCTTAGGTATATGATAGAGCATGCTGTTCGTGACCGTGAAATCGATCCGCACTACGAGCCAATCGGCGTGTGGGTCCAGGGACCCGGGCCTGGGCTTGATATCGTGATGGAATACCTGCCGGGAAACGAAGAGTTCGCTGAAGACGCCGACTGGGTCATCAATCGGTTGGTAGAAAACGACATCAAGTCGCTGCCTGAGGGCTTTCTCGAATATCACCAGGCAACGATGTCACCGTATAATGGGATGCGCGGGGAGATAGTGGAAACCGACATGTTCGCCACAGCGGAACAATGCGCGAAACAGATCCTTCAGCAAATGACAAGCAGGTAGTACAGATCATGCCATTCCGCATCAGCATTTTCTGCAGAGCTCACTTATCTGGTTCAGCGCGGTCCTTATGTGTCGAGCCGATACCGTTTTGTGGCCCGAGTCAGCCGCGACTTTCCTGCCGAGTTGAGCGACTGCATCAATGCAGGTCGCAGCAGTTACCTGGCATACATCGGCAGATACACGGCTGCAGCCAAGCTCGCGCAATGCGGCGTTTGGGGAAAGCATGCTCGACATCATCGACATCAGCCGCAGCACATCATCCTGATAGTTGGCGGTGCCGATGCTAAACATCAGGTCTCGGAGCAAATCCTGGATCGACCACATCTCGCACTGCTCTATGAGAAGGTCTTCAGGCAGGCTGCGTTCTTCGGCAAAGGGACTGCTCCAGACGACAAAGACCTTGCGGTAGTCGTCGGTACCGAATATGTCCTCTACCGCTTTGCGTGAATGCTTGTCATTGATCATCTTGTAGCGGATGCGGTCCTCTATTCCCTCGCAAGTGAACGGCCAATTGACCGCAATCTCACATTCGACGCGGATCCTGTCCGCGCCGTCCCCGGAGATGGCGAGCACGTCCACCTCCCGATTACCGCCGCCGATCACGTTTGAGATCGTAAGGTATCTGCGCCCGCGCGGCTTCTTCGTCGGGCTATCGGCTTCCCAGAAGAACGATTGTACGATATGCTCTGCTGCGTTCATTGTCTCTAGCCTTCCTGTGTAGTTTTATCAGTGATTCTCTGAGCTTATTATACGGAAAACCATCTAATCGCTAAAGCCAGCAAGACGGCTCCTTTCCAATCACAGCTCCCAGCACGGGACTGCGCTCAAAGATCATTCCGACACTTTGTGGATTCCGGTAGTAAATAACAAAGTAGGGGGCCTTTCGTTTTGCCCCACCCAGTGTCGGAGTGATACATGCAGCTTTTTGCCACGGATCTTGATCGGCTGGCTTTTCTTCTTGAGACAGACGCTTCACGTCACCTGGACGACCTGCTCGCCCAGGCGGCGGAGCTTGTTACGGAAGAACTGCCACCGGATGAGCGTCCGAAATACATCACTAACTACATAGGTTCAAAGCAGAAGCTTGTCGACTGGATATGGAAGCATACGCCGGAAGACATAAGCTCGATCCTCGACGCGTTCTCCGGCTCGTCGGTCGTGGCGTATATGTACAAGACCAAGGGCCTCAAGGTCATTGCCAACGACAGACTCCACTACAGCTATCATATCGCCAGGGCTATCATTGAAAATAACTCCGTCCGGATCAGCCAGGAAGAACTTGATGCGCTCATAGCCGACAATCCTAAGGCCGGCACATTCGTTAGGGACAACTTCAAGGGCCTCTTTTTCGCCGATGGTGTCCACACTATCATCGACAACATCCGGGCAAATATCGATGCGCTTTCTGGCTACAAGAAGGACATTGCGCTCTTTGCTCTCGGCAAGGCATGTCTTGCAGGCAAGGGCGGTTTCGGGCACTTTTCCTCTTCGACCGAATACGGCAAGCGGCAGGACACGCCGGACGAATTCAAAGAGCGCTTCCTAAACAATGTGGCGCGTATCAACGCGCTCATCTTCGATAACGGCAAAGAGTGTAAGGCAATCTGCAAGGATGTAAACGACGTGCTGGCGGACGCAAAGGTCGATCTCGCCTACTTTGATCCTCCCTACGCGACCGAATTCTCGACGACCAACTATGAGAAGGCTTACCACTTCACCGAAGGTCTCATGACCTACTGGGACGGCCTTACACTCGTAGGAGACTCAAAAACTCACCATTATGAGACAGACCACAAGACTGTCACCAAAGCTAACGCCGGCGAGTTCTTCACGACGTTTCTTGCCAACGCGAAGCACATTCCGAATTGGCTCATATCGTACCGCGACCATGCTTATCCGAACGAAGCCGAGATGAAAGACATCATCTCAGCAAACGGCATGGAAAGCCGGATCAGTTCGCAGCAGCACCGCTATTACATATCTTCCCGACAGTCCGAGAACTCGCAGGCCATTGAGCGCCTGTTCGTATGCTCTCGGTCGGGCAAGTTGAAACAATCGGCGGGGCTGTGTCCAGCATGCTCGCAAATGCAGGCGCAGGCCGAGTGGGACGAGACCGAAAACGAGATCCGCTACCGCGTACGCGATCCCGAGCAGTTCGAGCCGGATAGCTTCAGGCGCAAAGACCTTGACGGCGTTGACGGTATCGCAATTATTATCGGCAGGCTGAAGAAAGAGCTGGTCCCCGAAGGCCATGATCCGAAAGCGATGGTCCTGCAGGCGTATCGCTTTGCCAAGAAGCATGTCCTAAGCAAAGACGAAGGAACCGAGAAGAATCCCGACGGCTGGACTATGGAGAAAGCCCAGGATTGGGTGAAGCGGCACGAGCCCGAGGCATCCAAGGCTGAGCTACGCATCGAGGAGAACATGGCGGCACTGGCCGACGCGCCTCTCGCGGATGACGTGGACTTGCTCTCCTGTCAGGCAGGAATGGACCCAGTCCGCGTTACGGGCTTCATGGGCAATAAATACATGATGCTCGGCTGGATAGAGCGGCAGGTTCCGAAGGACGCGAAGACCCTCCTCGACGCGTTCTCCGGCGGCGCGAATGTAGCGTATCATTTCAAGCGCAAGGGCCTGAAGGTCATAGCCAACGACCTGCTGCTCTATCCCTACCACGTCGCCCGTGCCGTCGTTGAAAACTCGCACGAGACCTTGACTGACGAGGATATCGAGAAGGTCCTCGCGCCGAACTCGAACGCAGGCACATTCGTCGTCGACAACTTCCACGGCTACTACTACACCAAGAAAGTGCTCGCGTGGCTCGATCAAGTGTGGGCGAATATCCAGAAGCTGCCCGGTTACAAGAAAGACCTTGCGCTTGCCGCGCTCGGTAATACGGTGAAAGCCAAAAGCCTATATGGTCAGTTCCATCGCTCGAAACTCAATCTCAAGGCTGACCTGGAATCAGACGCCGGTGTAAAAGAGAACCAGCTTGTGAACCTGCCGGTCTCCAGCATGGTCGAGAGCTTCAAACGCTACGCGGCCCAGCTCAATAAGCTGGTATTCGACAACGGCCAGGAGTGCAAGGCGTTCCACGGTGACGCTGTGGAAGCCGTGCGCAAGTTCGGCGCGGATGTGCTTTACCTCGACCCACCGTACATCACCCAGTTCTCGAACAACGACTATGAGTACTCCCTGCACTTTGTCGAGGGACTTATGAACCGCTGGGCCGATAAGACGCTCCTCGACGACAACCGCAGGAGCTATCAGTCACGCACGCACTATGATCGCGACAGCATACGCTCGCTCATCGAGAGCCTTGCGACTGAGGCTCGTGGTAAGTATGGGACTGTCCTCATGTCCTACCGCGACAAGGCGTTCCCTACGGAAAAGGAGATCCGCGATATCTTCTCACAGCGCCTCGGCAACGTTCGCGTCAGGGGAATGGATGTGGAGTACAACATCGTTCTCGGCAAAGGAAGCGAGGGCAAGACCGGCCGCGAGCTGCTCTTCATCTCCTCAAAATCCAGCGGTGCGCCCAGTGCTGCGGCCGCCTCGCTGCCCGCTAACTGTCACACGTCCATTCCGGTCGAGGTATGCATTGCCGGGTCTACACAGCTCTCAGCCGACGCTATAGACATCAACCCAAACGCGGGTGACCCACAGTTCAGCTTCATTATGTGCCGTGCGGGGACCAATAAGAACGGCGACCACTTCGCAGCCGACGAGTTGGCGGCACGGTACACTACGGCGATCAACAAGAAGATAGACCTTAAGCACTCTCAGGATCTCACCGACATCGTCGGCGGGATCGTGGGCGCTGAGTTCGTTGAGGATGAGACTGGCGGCCGGGTCGAGTGCGTGGGCGAGCTGTATGTGAAAGATACCCCTACCGCCGCGCTTGCTTACAAGCTCATGAAACGCGGCATCATCAGCCAGGTCTCGATGGAGTGTGATTACGAGGCTGGGGAGTGCTCTATCTGCGGCAAGACGATGACGTCGAAGAACGACTACTGCATTCACCTCCGCAAATACAAGGGAGGCGATTATCAGGGCAAGCCGGTCTTCGAGATTTTACATGGTGTTACATTTACCGGCCTTGGACTGCTGGACCGCAAAGGCGCTGATGAAAACGCGCGAATTACGCAGGTCGGCTCACAGGAGGCAAGGCAAACCAACCCCACAGACACAGGAGGCAGCTCAGTGGAAGACGACAAGAAAGAGCATGAGACAGACGAGCAGCGTGAAGAAGCTGCGAAGAAGAACGCGCCTGCTGGCGGAGGCGGCACACCGGCAGACGACAAGGCCCGAATAAAGGAGCTTGAGACGGAAAACAAAGACCTCAAGAACCAGGTATTGGAGCTTCAAAAACAGGTTCAGGAGCTTGAGGCGGAAAGCAAGGCAGCCGCAAACAAGTCCCGTGCCGCGAAACTTGTCGCGAAGCTTGAAAAGGCTGGGATGACATTCGCTTCCGACGAGGAGCGTGAAAAGGAACTGGGCCGCCTTTCGGAGCTTTCCGACGATGCGTTCACCGCGACCGAGGCCGCTTACGACAGAGCAGTGCAGGCAAAGCCCGAATGCTCGAAATCCGACACCGACGGAAAGGGCGAAGGCGAGGATAAAGGCAAAGACAAGGACAAGCCCGGCTCCTCACAGGCCGACCGCCAGCTTCGCACGGATGCGGGCGTACGTCCGCTCGATGTGGATGACAAGAATACAAGCCTGGAAGACAAGCTCAAGACGGGCTTCATGGCCGCATACCGGGAGCGTGTCGGCCAGAGCGCAGGCAACAAGAACTAACGAATCGTGGCATGAACACTGTCGCGATTCTCCTCCGGGGAACGCTGTCGTGTTCGCCACGAAGGGACCGAAAATAGCGGCGCTATTTTCAGAGTAGGAGGAAAACCAGTGTCATATCTTAATCCCAATCATCGCGGCCTTGCTTACGGCGACGGATACATGCAGGGCGCGGGTTCATGCGGCCAGTTCGTGAAGCTGGTCGGAAACGATCTCTTCGCCGTGAACACCAACCCGGCTGTCAAGAGCTTCGGCGTGCTTGTGAAAGACTACAAGAACGGCGAGATGCCCGGCATCTTCTGCATGGGCGGCGTTTACGAGACTGATGTCTTCGAGGGCACCATCAATGCCAACGATGAACTCAAGGTCTCCACGAGCGGCAAGCTCACGGCCGGTGTCACTGAGGGTGACGTGGTCGTCGCCAAGGCGATCTCAGTTTCAAGCGGGACACTGAAGTTCCGCCTGCTCATATAAGGAGGGAGTGTTGGAAACAACTCAGGTTAACATTCACAGCCAGGAATACATGGAGGCCATGGCCCGCCTGATGAGCGAGGCTTTGGAATCTCCGGATGGAATGCGCGCGCTGGCGGCGGCAATTGCCGAGCCGATTGAGCAGGAGATAAAGCGTAAGGAGATCACTTCGCTCCTTCTGACTCAGCACACGCTGCCCAAAGGCGAGCGCCCTATCTATCAGAAGAAGCCCAAGGTCAAGGCTTACTGGATCAGCAATGAGGGCGAAGCCCGCGAGCAGGAACTCGGACAGGACGAGATAGAGTTTCCGACTCACAGGATTCACTCGACACCTATGGTCGATGTCTCGGTCCTCAAAAACGGCAACATCGGCACCCTTATGGACATCCAGACATCAGCCGCCGACCAGATTCGCAAGGAGCTGGACAGGCGCACGATCACTGTCATTTCAGCCTCAGTGCCCGCCGCGAACACTATCGAGGTCACGGGCGGCAAGCTCACGGACGACGCCTTGAACGAGGCGATTTCTATCGTCGAGGATCTGGAGCTGTCAGTCAAGTACATCGTCATGCGCGGTCGCCGGTTCAATGACATGCGCGACTGGGACCTCGACCCGGAAACCCGCGCGGAACTGCGGACCAAGGGTGTCATCAAGAACTACGGCACAGGCGGCATTCTGCTCACGGCGTCCGCTGAAATGAACGAGATACTGCTTGTTCCAGACGAGGAAGTCGGCAAGATGCCGGTGCGCGAATCGCTCAATACCGAGGCCATCGAGCAGAAGACCCGGTTCAAGACCGGCTGGCTCGTGTGGTCTGAGATCGGCCAGGGCGTCACCCGCCCCGAGATTCTCGCCAAGATTCGGATACTCGCCTAAGGAGGCACACACGTGGTCAAGATCAAGAACGTTCGCCCAGGTATTCTCATCATCGCGGATGCCGGGCTCAAACTTGCTCCAGGTGAGTCCGTCGAACTGGAGACTCTTACAAGACAGGCGGAAAAGGCCGTGGCTGATGGACTGCTTGCCCGCACGGATGTTGCGTCGTCCGCAAAACCGGAGACCAAGGCAGCCGTGAAGTCGGATTCCAAGCCGGGAGAAAAGGCGGAGGCGAAGCCTAAAGACAAGACTGCCGCTTCGGGCGCGGATAACAAGGATGAATCGAAGAAAGGCAAGGGCCAGGCGGCGGAAGAGCAGCAGTCTTCTACTTCAAATGAGAATCCGGACGCAAAGCCGGAAGATCAGCCCACAGAGACAGGCCAGGGGCAGCTCTTGGGGACGGACAATGCCGCTAAGTGATCTGGTCGGTCTGCTCCGCACGGACCTCGCCGACCCGAACGGCGAGACGTTTAAGGATGAAGTGCTCACACGCTGCATCCTGAAGAGCGTCTCGCCGGTCGGACGTGATCTGGGTGTGGAGATGTCGATAAGCGGTGGAGAGGTAACACCAGATCCGCAGGGTGAGACGCTTGAGATGCTGCTCCTGCAGGCCCAGATAGAGGCGTGCCGCTTTATGCGGATCGCAACCGCCAACTCGTTCTCATTTTCGTCGGGCGATAAGCGGGTGGACAAAACAAGCCAGCCGCAGAACTGGGCGAAGCTGGAGAACGACTTGACGGCGACATACCAGGAGCGGCTTCGGGAGATAAAGCCGGACGCGGCGGTCGATGATGGCTATGTCTTTACGCCGAAGCCGCTCCGGCCTGTCATTTACGAACAGGGCAGACATCATGGCTGCCACGATCATCATGACCATACTCACTGAGACGGAGAAATCGGCGGCGGTATCGCAGGTACGTGACCTCATAACGGCATCGGGGCAGACGGCGACGCTCCTGCGGAAGCGGGCGGGCGAGAACCTCTATGGCTCGGATGAGGGCGGATTTGCCGAGGTATGTGTGTTTGCACTGGAGATGTCTGAGACGCCACCAGTGGACTTGGCAAAGAGGGCTGATGCTCTGGCAAGTGTTCTTCCGGAGCTTGATGTCCGCGTGGAGGATCGTGTTCATTTCGACGGTCGAGACTGTCGGGTGCAGACAGTTTCGCCGCAGTTGCTATTTGGCGTGCTGACGCACAAGGTTCTGGAATTGGTGGCTTTGCATGGAGATTAGTCGGTTCGGGGATTGGGACAAGGCCAAACGGCTTCTCACCAATGGCTTCAGTCAACGGCTGGTGCTGGCGGTCCGAAGGGCGACCCTAAAGAACGCAATATTACTGGTGCGTGAGATACAACTGGGGATACGAAACCAGGCTCCGGGCGGGAAACAGTTTACGCCGCTCGCGCAGGTGACAATCGACCGCAAAGGATCGAGTAAGGCGCTCATTGATTCGACGTTCCTGCTGACTTCCGTCACGCACAAAATGCTTTCGGATAAGGCGTTCGTCGGTGTTTTGCGGACCAGCTTCTACAAGAAGACTGGCATAAGCGCGGCAAACGTGGCCGCGATTATGGAATCCGGCTGCACTATCCGGCATCCGAGCGGCGCGGTGATAGTGATCCCGCCCAGGCCATTCCTGCATCCGACGATGGAGAAATACCGCGACGAGGTTGCCAGGAACAACCAAGAGGCTCTGCTTTCGGTGCTCAAGTGAAGGAGGAGATTGTGAAGATAATCAGGTTAGTGTTTACGCTTGCTCTGTTGTTTACCGTCGCCGCTCGGTGCTGCGCGGAATCACTGCAGGTTACATCTACTCCGACGCCCGTGCAGGTCAAGCACGGCGCGCCGGTCGCAATGGCTGTGAGCCAGAAGAACGTGCTCACGCCGCGCGAGCCTGTGACTATCACGGCGGAAGCCGAGTGGGAAGACGAATACGGCGTGGCCAGAACCACAACAGCGAGCGCGACGATCACGGTAGTGCAGCCGGTCAAGATCAATCGCTATAAGGTTGTCATACCCGCTCTTTTTGCTCTTGTGGCTGGCAGCGCGAAGATAGACGGCCAGCCCGCGACACTTGCGCTCGATTCGGGCCGACTCACATTCGAGATTGGGCGGACGCTCCTTGAGGGCGAGTCGGTGACGCTCGAATACTCGGTCAAGGCTCTGTAGGTGGACATCCTGCGCGAGGTAGTCGAGTCGTTCGTGCGGCTGGCGAAGTCAGAGATTCATCCGGGCGCGGTTCTGGTCTGTGCCGATGACATCTTCGAGGTAACGGATGTGCCGAGCGTGGTCTTTCAGGGACCCACTCTATCCGAGGACGGCGCTCGGAGAACACCTGCGAGACAGGTCAAAAAGGACCAGAGCAGCCTTACTTATGAAGAGCGAAGGCATCCCAGGCTCTATCACCTGGACTTCGATGTCATAGTGACCACGGGCAAGGAAGCCGATCTGCTCGACCTGACGGAGAAGGTCGCGAGGTTCTACCAGCTTCATCCGGCGCTTCCAGTCGGTGAGCATGGCTCGCTCGCAATTACTGAGCTTACTCCGCTCGGCGGACTCAAGCGGGTGAACCTCTCGAACCTGCGGCAATCCTCCGGCAGATGCCGGATAGAAGACTGCCCGGTCTATGACGGCCGCGTAGTGACCGGAAAGCTCGCGACCGGGCTGAGACTGGAACTGAGCACATACGAGGAGCATACCTGATGAAAATCAATATCAAGAACCTGCTCTTTCAGCCGCTTGCGCTTCATCTTGCGTCGGACGGCGAAGGGCTGCATCTATCGGCACGCGAATGTCGTGAGATACTCACGGAGCACGTGTCCGAGGAGATTGAGCGTGCTGCCGCGCGCGGGTTTGTCTCGCTTGTCGGCAAAGTCGGCGAGGGTCTTGACCATGTTGTGGACGGTGAAGTGACCGAAGATACGCCGGAAAACACTGCGCCGGTCGGTGATCCACAGGCCAGTAGGAAGAAGGGAAAAGCCAGATGACAGCATACCTATCACCCGGGGTCTATACCAAAGAGACCGACTTCAGCTTCTATGTGAAGCAAATATCCACATCAGCCTGTGGGATGATCGGCATTGCTGAAAAGGGTCCCATCAACAAGGCGACGCTGGTAACGAGCTGGGAGCAGTTCGTCCGCAAATTCGGCTCATATATAGCCGACGGCTACCTTGCGTATGCGGCGCGGGCGTTCTTCGACAACGGTGGACAGGTGCTTTACGTCAATCGCGTGGCGCATTATACCGATCCCGACGACCGTACAACTCTGGCTGCCAAGTGTGCCACGGTTGTGCTCAAGAATCGCCGTGCAGCCGCAGCGACTCTCGCCACAGGAACACAGGGCACAAATAAGACCACATGGACGGCAAAGACGCCGGGCACGGCTGGTAATGCCATCACCGTGGCTTTGGTCAAATCCGGCAACGATACCCCGCTCTCAGTCGAGGTAGCTGGTCAGACGATCACTGTCCATCTCGCGACCAACGGCACGGGCGATGCTACCAGCACGGCCGCGCAGGTGGTAGCCGCGGTCGTTGCGCATGCAGGTGCATCCGCGCTCATACAGGCGGTCTCAAATGATACCGGCGTGGTCGCGCCTGTGGCTGCGACACATCTTGCAGGCGGCCAGGATCCGCAGGATGCACTGGCTGTGAGTGCGACAAACGAAGGTAAGTGGGGTGACGCGCTCTCTGTCCAGATTGCCGATGGCACACAAGACCCTGCAAACGAGTTCGACCTGATGGTCCGACTCAAAGGCGAGACTGTAGAAGTGTTCAAGAACCTCTCGATGGACGAGTCGAAGCTGAATCATGTGGAGATCGTCGTCAATGAGGTGTCCGAGTTCATCACCGTCGATGATCTCTCCGCGAGCGCGAACGCAGCGTTGGATAGACCTGCTGTCGGGACATTCTCGCTAACGGCTGGCGATGACGGAACCACCGGCCTGGCCGACGCGGACTTTACCGGTGACTCGTCCCAGCATACCGGTGTCTATGCCTTCGACGAGATCGACGCCCTCAACATCCTGCTTGTGCCGGGCGTTACGACGGCGCAAGTCATCGCAGGCGGAATCACCTATGCTGAGAGCCGGAAGGACCTGCTCTTCATCGCCGAGCCGCCTATCCACCTTGAGCCGCTTGAAGTCATCGAGTTCCGAAAAGGCCAGAGCACCTACACTCATGCGGCATTCAACACATCTTATGCCGCACTCTACTATCCCTGGCTTGAGGTCTCAGACCCACTCACGGGAAAGAGCAAGCTCGTTCCTCCGACCGGTGCGGTTGCCGGATGCATCGCTCGGTCAGATCAGAAGACGGACGTGTGGTATGCGCCTGCCGGTATCGACCGGGGACGGATATTCAGCGTGCTTTCGCTTGCCTATAAGACCAGCCGTGGCGAGCGGGATGCGCTCTACTCCGAGGGCATCAACGTCATAGCGAGCTTCCCCGACACCGGCATCAACATCTGGGGACAGAAAACGCTCCAGACTCAGTCTTCGGCGCTCGACCGAATCAACGTGCGCCGCCTTATGATGTATGTCGAGGAGGCTGTCTCGCAGTCGTCGCGCTTCGTTGTCTTCGAGCCGAACAACTCCCAGACCTGGCGGGCGCTTGTGCGCCTTATCACTCCGTTCCTGCAGGGCATCAAGAGCAAGGGTGGGTTCTATGACTTCCGCGTCCAGTGCGACGACGAGACCAATACGGCGCAGATGATAGACCAGAACCAGATGGTCTGCCGGCTGTTTGTGAAGCCCACGAAGACAGCGGAGTTCGTGGAACTTAACTTCGTCTTGACCGCCACCGGCGCGGACTTCAAGGAGGTGTTCTAATGGACGTGTCAATGCTCCAGAGCCTGTATCAGAACTGGCAGTTCGCCATCGAGGTGAACGGGTTTGATGTGGCTCTATTCAGGAAAGGCCAGGAGCCGAAGACCGAGTTCGAGGAAGTTGCGTTCGCTCCGGCAGGCTCTATGTTCGACCAGAAGGTCGCGGGCCGCATGAAATTCGGCGACATCACACTCGAAAAGGGCGTGCTTGCGGACGGCTCAGACGAGTCCGCGCGCGACTGGGTCCGAATCCAGGCCGATGTAAACTCCGGTGTCGGCGCGCTGCCGGAAGAGTATATGCGCGATATCGACATCGTCCGCTACGACCGTGCGGGCAACGAGACCCGCCGATGGACGCTCGTCGGGGCGTGGGTGAAGTCGCTTGAGTACGACGACCTCGAAGGTGGAAGCTCCGACAACACCATCGAGAAGATGACGATCTGTTTCCAATACTGGCTTTGATGGAGGACGCCTGTGTATACATTTATATTACCAACCGGCAGCGAGATAGAGCTTCGTGAGATGACCGGCGCGGAAGAGGAGCTGCTTACCAACCAGCGGCTCATCAGAAACGGCGACGCGGTGAACCAGGTGCTCGCCAACTGCACCCTGCGGATCGGCGAGAAAGATGATGTCAGTCCGACCGACGTTCTCGACATGCTTTCCGGCGACAGGCTGTTTACGCTCGTGAGACTCCGGCAGGTGTCACTTGGCGACGAGGTCGAGCTTGAGCTGGCCTGCCCAAACACAGCCTGCCGAACAAAGAACCGGGCAACCATCAACCTCAACGATCTGCCGGTCACACCCTACAGTGAAGATCGCGAGTTCGTGTTCACCCTTCCGGTGTCAGGATCCAAGGTGCGCTTCGTCTATCTCGACGGCCACAAGGAAAAGCGGCTCGCCCAGATGCAGGAGCCGTCAATCTCCGCCGCGATGATGATCCGCATTCTGGACATTGACGGCAGTGCGCCGTCCAAAAAGTCACTCAACGAGATGTCCATGCGAGACCGCAGCGCGCTTCGGGCTGAGATGCTGCGCGTCGACGCGGGCATCGATACTGCCGTCGATCTCGACTGTGACTCCTGCGGAACACGAATCCGCACCCGCCTGGAGGCGGAACCCTCTTTTTTATTCCCCGGAGTTCGCTTCTAGGGGATGCCTTCTTCCTCGCCTACGGCGGACTGCACTGGGAATACGCGGAGGTCGCGAGACTGCCGCTCAAGACCCGGGAGCAGTTCGTCGAGGCTCTCAAGAGGCAGCTTGACTATGAGAAAAGCGAGCTTGAGAAGAAACGCTGAGGCTGTGTAGTTGAGAGAACGCCATGACAACAACAGAGGCTGTAGCCGGATAAGGACAGGAGGCTCAACTTGGGCTTGAGTGATCTGGGCCTAGGCATAATAGTGAGCCTGAAGGACGCCTTCACTCAGAACGCGTCGCGCATACAGTCCTCGATGGAAACGCTCGATTCATCGGTTGCGAAGGCAAGCGATAACATGACCCGCAACCTCGGGTTCATAGAAAAAGGCACGATGATGGTCGGAGCCGGGCTTGCGCTCCTTGCAGTGCCTACCGCGCTCGTGGCTTCTACTGCCGCGACACAAAGGGCCCTGGGTGAGCTTGCCTCGGTCGGCGTCAAAGACTTCCGCGCGATGGAAGATGCCGCCGAGTCGTTCACCAACACCTGGGCAGGTACCTGCAAAGCCGAATTCATCACTGCCGGTTACGACGTCAAGTCCGCTCTGGCCAACCTCTCGGATGAAGCGGTCGGAACGTTCGCCGCAATGGCCGCTCTTACGGCAAAGGCGACCAAGGCTACCGTTCAGGAGATGGTGGAGACATTCACCACTGGTTACGGCATCTTCAAGCCGCTCGCAAAGGACATGTCCGACATCAGTTGGGCGAAGATGTTCTCCGGCGCTATGGCCGAGACCGTCGCTGTGTTCAAGACTACCGGACCGGGGATGGCCGAGGCTATAAAGAACATCGGCGCAATCGCCGCTGCGTCGAACGTTCCGCTTCAGGAACAAATGGCGATCCTCGGCCAGCTTCAGACCACTATGCCTGGATCGGAGGCAGGCACGCTCTACAAGGCGTTCATGCTCCAGGTCGCCAAGGCCGGAGGGGAACTGGGTCTATCGTTTGTCGACGCGCGGGGGCAGCTCAAGGGCATCGTGCCGATCCTCCAGGAACTCAAGCGGGGGTTTCCAGACCTCTCGAACGCGGCGGCTCAGGTCAAACTCAAGAAAGCATTCGGCTCGGATGAAGCCGTGCGTTTTCTGCTGCAGATGTCGATGGGACTCGACCAGCTTGAAGGCAACATCAAGACCATAGAGCAGGCCATGAAAGGTGGCACTGCGGTAACGTTGGAAATGGCGAAAGCTATGAACATGGACATAGGCTCCCAATATGGCCTTGTGAAGCAGCAAATCGCCAATCTCGCCGAAATCCTTGGGCGCACACTGCTGCCGGTCGTGATCCCAGTCTTTCAGGCGGTCTCCCATTTCATCCTCTACCTGCAGGGTGTCGCGAAGTCGGCACCGGGAGTAACACGAGTGATACTTACGCTGTGCGCCGCGCTGGGAGCGGTGCTTGTCGTGGTCGGCAGCGTGACCGCGACCTTGGGGACGGTCGGTATCATGCTGCCCGCGATAAAGGCGGGCATAGCCGCTCTTGGCCCAATGCTTGCCGGAGTGGGATCGGCGGTGTCGGCTTACTTCTGGCCGGTCGTCGCCGTGATCGCCGCAGTGGTCATTGCAGTGATCGCTCTCAGGAAAGCCTGGGAGACCAACTTCGGCGGTATACGCGATGTGGTGATGGGAGCGTGGAACAAGGTTTCGCTTGCGTTTCAAGGCATTCGCGCACTCATCGGCTCGCTGTCGGGAGGCACGGGTCAGATGTCTGCCGAGCTTGCCGACAAGCTGCAGGCGGCAGGCCTTATGAAATTCGTTACCACTGTGTTCCAGGTCTACTACCGTGTGCGACAGTTCCTCACCGGGCTGTGGCAGGCGTTCTCATCAGTGTTTGGTAGGATTCGCGCGATCCTTGAGCCTCCGATCCGAGCGATAATGGGCGCATTCGGCGAACTGGGAAAAGCGCTCGGCTCTCTCTTGGCGGCATTCGGGCTGGCAACTACCGCCGTGGACGCATCATCATTTAAGAGCTTCGGGCAGACACTTGGCACGATCCTCGGGATCATTGCACAGGTGGCGGCGTACGTCATCAAGTTCATCATCTACCCGCTTTCCTGGGTGATTCGCATTGTGGCAGCAGTCGTCCAGGCTGCTGTCTGGCTAGGCCGGGTAATCGTCGGAGCGTTTGTCGCGGCAGCGCCTTACGTCTATAAATTCTTCCTGCCGCTTCGAATGCTGATGCAGGGACTCCTGATGGTTGGGCGAGTTGTATACACTGTCTGGCGGATGATTACCGGCGACGTCTCCGTGGTGGATGGTCTGAAGTCCATCGGCGGCGCGATATTCGACTTCCTTGCCACGCCTTTCCTGTGGGTGAGGGATGTTGCATCGGCGACATGGAACTGGCTCGCAAATGTGTTCTCCGGCGCTGGTAGTTTCATCCGGTCGGCTGCGAACTCTATTCTTGCGGCCTTCGCCAACCTGCCTGTCGTAAGCACGATCACCCAGGTCTTTGGCACGGTACGTTCGCTCATCTTAGGACAGATCGACTTTGCTGAGGCGGGAAAGCGCATACTCGTCACGCTCGCGCAGGGGATGTGGTCTGCAGCGACGTTCCCATTCGAGATGCTCAAGCGGGCGCTGGGGTGGCTTCGAAGACTCCTTCCGTTTTCGGACGCCCAGGAAGGTCCACTCTCAAGTCTTATGGCGTCGGGCGCGGCGATTCTGCGAACGCTCACCCAGGGCATGCTCTCGGTGATCACGCTTCCGGGTCAGGTCTTGAGTGCGGTGTTCAGGAGCATGCTGAGTGCCGCGAGCTGGGTCTGGGGTGAGATGCGCTCTCTCGGTACCGGCCTCGTTTCCACTGTCTCCAGCGCGTTCTCTCAGATAGGCAGCTTCGCCGGATCTGTCTGGTCGCGCGTTCGAGGATCTGCGGCATCCGCCTGGTCGAGCATCACATCGATGGCATCCAACGCCGCAGGCTGGCTGCGAGCGCCGTTTGCTGCTCTTGCAAGCGGAGCGTCATCGGCATGGTCGGTGGTCCGTGGAGCGACATCAAACGTATTCTCATATATTCTCTCCAGTTCGTCCAGCCTGGTGTCGGCCGCATTCCAGAGCGGACGATCCGTGATGACTACTATCGCAAGCGGGATCCGCTCGGCAGTTGCTGCTCCGTACGAGGCAGCGAGATCGGCGCTTTCACGGCTCAGAAGACTCCTGCCTTTCTCGGACGCGCAGGAAGGGCCGCTTTCAACTCTCACTAGAAGTGGTGCCGCGATGCTTGAGGCGTTCAGCGCCGGTATTTCCCGTGCATCGGAATTGCCTGCACGTGCGCTTCACAGCAGCCTTGGGATGGCTCGAAATCTGATGAATGTCGGACTGCCTGCAAGTGCGCTTGCGGCTACTCTCGCGCTGACACCGGTTGTCGCGGGTGCTATACCCAGCATTGCTCCTGTTGAACGAGTCGGTCAGGCCGTTGAGAGGTCACGGCTGCTGGCTGTTACGCGCGGCGCGCGGGGGGCTGAAACGCGAGCGGGCTTACCTGCGCTCGGATCGGAAGACGTACGTCCGCTGCTTGAGGCGATAATCGCCAAGCTGGACGGGCTTGCGGAGCGTCCCGTCGAAGTCTCGGTCACGACCACACTCGACGGACGAAAGATAGCTCAAGCTGTCTACAAAGACATGCGCGAGCGAAAGGTCAAAAATTATGAGTCGGCGTGAGGCGAAGCGGGTCTTCATTTGCAGCAAGTACGCAGGTGATATCGAGCACAACGTCGAGGTTACCCAGGCTCTTTGCCGAATGGCCATCAAGGCGGGCCACGCGCCGTTCGCCCCGCACCTTCTCTACACGCAGTTTCTGGATGAGGACGATCAGTGCGAGCGTAATCTTGGTATCTCGCTGGGACTACAGTTCATGGAAGCCTGCGACGAGGTCTGGGCCTATGTCGGCGAGGGCGTCTCCGAAGGGTTGCGCCGCGAGATGAAGCAGGCGCGGTGTCTTGGCAAGCCCGTCGTCATACTTCGGGAGGTCCAGTCTTGCGCATTGACCTGAAGAAGACAACCGGCTGTATCGTGGACGTCGTGACTCACGAGCGACTTGAGTTTCAGTATAACCCGGACGAGATCGCGGACGAGAAGAGCACCGACTTTGCGGCGATAAAAGTCCCAGGCATGAGCCACCCAAGGTATCAGTATGTGGCCGGAGAGGCTCGGCGGATCACGTTCAAGGTCTCGTTCTTCAAGGGGCCGGTGAAGGAGAAAGTGGCTTGGCTGCAGTCACTCCTTTACCCGAAGCACGAGAAAACAATGCTCAAGAACGCCCCTCACAAAGTCCTGTTTTTCCTCGGTGATCTCTATCCGGGCGTTATGTGCATTGTGCGTCAGGTAAGGGCACGATACTTCAACTTGTTCGACAGCGACAGTCTCCTGCCGCAGCATGCCGAGGTCGATCTGACGCTTGAGGAAATTGTTCAGAAGTCGGTCGACTACACAGAGGTGAGAAAGAAGTGATTAGTCAGGATTCCAGGTATGCGACGTGCGTTCTCTACGTCGACGGCAAGGAAGAGTTCCTCGGCATGCGTCCGTTGATTGACACCACCCCGCAGCCCGACGATGTCTTCCATACCGTTGTCGAGGGCGACCGTGTCGATCTAGTAGCTTATCGTTATCTCGGCAGCGCCTTACTGTGGTGGGTTATCTGCGACTATAACGACATCTTCCTTCCGCTTGATCTGGTGTCGGGGAGCGTCCTGCGAGTCCCCTCGGTCGAACACGTTCAGATGAATCTGCTTGGATGACGGTCAGAAGTTGAATGTCTGATCTTTGGTACTAGCTGGTACGGATACCGGCTCTCTCTGCCCCTCTGGCGAGGGGTGGAGGAGCGCTTCTGCTTCTAAATGATCTTCAGAATGATCAGCGATTGCAGAAACACAATCATGCCCAACAGCAATTCCATCGGGGCATCCATACTTTTTCGTGCCATCATCTGTATTCTCCTTTCACATAGTATTCCAATGATACAAGGTGCAAATATCGTGCCTGTTTGACGCCATGCCGGTAAAACTGGCAGGGGTACTAGGCATGAGGCAGCAACTTATTCCGACACTTCCTGGTTTTCGATAGTAAATAACTAAGTAGAGGTGCTTGCACGACCAGACCGGAGTCGAGATGCAACTGGAAGTATACCAGCCAGTATTCGTGATAGAGATAGAGGGCAAGAGGCTCTCCAAAGACATCACACACGAGATTACTTCGTTCGTCTTCGAGGACAATGAAGAGGAACTCGATGTGATGGAACTCACTATCACGGACAGGTGTCTCCAGTTCGTTGACGATCCTCTCTTTCAGGAAGGCAACGAGATCGTCGCCCGCTTCGGTTACGTCGACAACCTCTCACCCAGGAAGGTCGCCGTCATCAAGGAGATCGATTACGACTTCCCCGATGGCGGCGACCCGACCATACAGCTCAAGGCTTATGACAAGGGTCATAAGCTCACCGGCAAGCAGATTCAGCGTATCTGGCAGAAACCTGCTCCCGGCATTCTTTACTCGGAAATAGCCGAACAGATTGCCAGCGAGCACGGGCTTACGCCGGTGGTAACAAAGACGGTCGGATGGCATCTTCGTGTGGCGCAGGGAAACAAGTCGGATGCACAGTTTCTGAAGGAGCTCGCCGGCAAGTCCAGGGACCGCGACGGCAAAGGAGTGACAGGCTATGTGTTCTACATTCAGGACGACGAGTTGCATTTTCACCCCCGCACTCTTCATGCGAGGCCCGCCCTGATCCTGGAGTACTTCACCGACCGCGAGGGTGTACTGCGTTCGTTCAAGCCGTCGACTCAGTCGCAGTCGGTGAAAGGTGCGGGGACCGAGACTAAGGCCGTGGGAGTGGACCCACGCAAGAAAAAGCATACCGAGCATGCAGCGAACAATGCCACAACACCTGACAGGACGTCTCTCGGCAAGAAGACATATCTGATCGACGGCAACAGCGGTGAAGGCAAGTTCAGGAAGCAAGAAACCGGCAAGATAGTGCCGAGTTCGGAACGCTCGGAGAGTTATCACGAGGAGCCTCGGCAAGAACCGGCTCAGGACAAGGCTGAGAGCCATTTCAAGAATGCCGAGATGAGACAGGTTGAAGCAACGGCCGCGACTGTCGGCATTCCGACTCTCGTGGCCAAGCAGAACTTGGAGGTTCGTGGTGTCGGGACCAAGTTTTCAGGCATTTACTACTGCACTTCCGTCCGCCATGTCTTTCAAGACGGCTATTCGTGTGAGCTTAAGCTCAAGAAGAATGCACTCGGCAAGGGCGCGGGAGGCAAGGCCGCAGAGGTCAAAGGCAAACAGAACAAACAGGAAGCTCCGCGACATCCGAAGCGACAAATAGCCAGTTCGGTAAGGCGACAGGCAACATCAAAGCAGTCGCGAGCTGTGAAGCCAAAGCCGAAGATGGTCCGGATCGACGCCAATACAGGCCGGATCATAAGCAACTAACGAGGAGGCAACATCAGTGCATTGGGACCAAATCATCAAGACGATTGTAGAGAATAAGGAGGTCTTTGCTGCGTTTCTTGTCTCGCTGATCGCCGTCATCAAGCTCACGACTTGGGGCAAGGCTCAGTCGTCGGCGTTGGATACTATCACCGGGATCATTGAGCGCATAGGCGCGGGTGAGGTCAAGAGCATGGTCGCGCAGGCAGAGGCAAATCTATCGGCTGCCGCAAGAGACGCGGTTCAACACTCCGTGGCTAAAGCCGATCCGAAGAAGACTCCAGCGAGTGCGGTAGTCCGGTTCCTCAAGGAAGTCTTCCGGGGGCTTTAGAGCAAGGGATGCAGGCCATGCTTGAGTTTCAAGACCAGCAGCACGAAGAACGTTACAAAGACAAATGGTACGGCAAGTACCGAGCATTCGTGCGGGATAATAACGACCCGGAGCGACTGGGCAGATGTCGTCTCGAAGTGCCTGCAGTGCTCGGGATCGGAAATGAGAACTGGTCGGACTGGGCATGGCCCTGCTTCCCTTACGGCGGCAACGATGATACCGGTATGTTTCTCGTCCCTGAAGAGGGCGCGTCAGTCTGGGCGGAGTTTGAGGGCGGCGACCCTCAGTATCCTATCTGGACCGGCGTCTGGGTTGCGATGAGCAATCCGGGAGAGCAACCGGAGGAGTCCAAGAGATTATGTTCGTCGATGACCTGTCGGGACTGCGAAGACAAAGAGCATGCCTCTGATGCGGCGGACAACGCCGAGCATCGCAAATACCATGCTCACCCGCCGTACTATTGTCCGCGAAGGAAAGTGCTCATCAAGACTGAGACCGGGCACACAATTGTATTCGACGACAGAGACGAAGAGGAGTTTCTGAAGATCATAGACAGGGCCGGGCAGATCCTGCACATGCATTGTCCAGTCAAAGCGGAGGTCCAAAGTGAAAATACTCGGCGGCGTGGGACGTACGATTCTGAAGCAAGCCAGGCAAACGGCCAAGCGGGTGCTGGTCAAAGCGGCCAACAGATCGATATCTCGCGCGATATCAAAGACAGCAAAGCGTTTGTTCGGCTGACGGACGCCTGTCGGCAGTTCCTGTGCCTTGAGGCGTGGCAGGACAGGGAGAAGATTCACATCCAGTCGTCGGACGCGACGCGTTCTCGCTGGCAGAAGATACTCATCGATACTACCAAGGGTCATGAGACCATTCACCTCTGGGGACTTGGTGGAACGCAGGAGATTCAGATTTGCTCAACCGCAGGCAAAGAACAAGTGCGGCTTACCGACAAAGCAGGACAGACGCTTGTTCTCAGCTCTGCTTCCGGCAGAGAGAGAATCCAGGTGACGGACAAAGCCGGTAGCAAGCTCACAATGGACGGTGTCATGGGGCATGTCATCATCCGCTCCAGCGGAAAGGTGCTCGTAAACCCATGACGCATTCGAGAGGCAATCGAAGGCGAAACACTCCCGCAAAGCGGATCGCGCGCGTGTTCCCACGACGGACTAGGGCAACGCCAACAGACGATCTGGCTTTCTATGACGAGCCGGGATTGTTCCCAATTGATGTCAACGAAGTGCATGTTTCGGCAACCTTCACCTACGACCTGCCCCGAGCTGAGTCTCTTGCTAAAGCGTGGGAGCGGGTTGCGCCGGTGAAGATAGGTGGCCCAGCGACAGGGATGCCCGGGGGAGAGTTCATACCGGGGTTGTATCTGAAGCCTGGTTATGTTGTCACATCGCGCGGTTGTCCTAATCGCTGCTGGTTCTGCAGCGTATGGCAGCGCGAAGGTGACGTCAGGGAGCTACCTGTGACCGACGGCTGGAATGTGATTGATGACAACCTGCTTGCCTGTTCGGAGCAGCATGTGAAAGACGTTTTTGCAATGCTGAGGCGGCAGCCCAGGAGAGCGGAGTTCACCGGCGGGCTGGAGGCTGCGAGGCTGCGACCGTGGCATGTCGAACTGCTGAGCGAGCTAAAGCCCAAGCAGATGTTCTTTGCCTACGACGCTGAAGATGACTACGAGCTGCTGGTCGAGGCCGGGAGAATGCTCATCGATGCAGGTTTCACGGTGCAGAGTCATGTCTTGAGGTGCTATGTCCTGATCGGCTATCCCGGCGACACTTTTGACTCAGCCCAGAGGCGTATGGAGCAGGCCGCCGAAGCCGGTTTCCTGCCGATGGCGATGCTCTGGCGCGACGATGACGGCGGACGAAGTATGCAGTGGGCGCGTTTCCAGCGCGCATGGGCGCGACCAGCATTGATTGCATCCGGTCTGCGACATGTGCCGACTGTAACAGGCGGAGATACGGCATGTGTTCAGCAGTGCTGCATAACCGGAGGAATCTGGAATGGCTGACAACGAATGTCAGGGACCGGGAAAGTGTGGCTGGGTCGAAAGCGAACGCCTGCTTGCCAAGACCTTTGATGCATGGCGAGCAGAGTTCCGCTCAATACTTGAGGAACATCGGCGCGACATCCAGGGGCGGCTTGAGAAGATCGAGCGGGAGATCGAGAAGAAGTCGGACAAGGAGAATGTCGACCTCATCGTTCGCGGAATAAGCGACGAACTCGCGCGTCATGCCGAGGAGATAAGGAGCCTGCATGCAGGTCTTGAGGGCAAGGTCGGCGTTGAGACTATGTGGAAAGTCGTCGGGCTTGTGGTCGCTCTTGGTGGGATCATCAGCGGCGTCATAAGCGCGATCATCAACTATTTTACGAGGCACTAAACTTATGGCAAGGCCGCAGGCAAGGCTCGGAGACATGTCCAGTCATGGGGGGACGATTATCACCGGTTCGCTTACTACAATGGCCAACGGCAAGCCCGTTGCCCGGATGGGCGACATGCATGTCTGCCCTATTCCTTACCACGGTGTAACGCCAATCGTTACCGGCAGCCTGAAAACAACCACGGATGGCAGACCAAATGCCAGGATCGGCGATGTCACCGGCTGCGGCGCTGTCATTGTCGGCGGCAGCCTGGATACTATGGTGGATTGAGTGATGTCTATGAGCGAGATTCAGTATTGGGACGTCTTTCCCAAATCAATAAAGGTTTCCAAGGTCGCTTATCCGGTCAGTGTCCCCCTTACACTGAGGGGCGCGCCGAGAGGAACGGCGGTCTTTGAAAGTTCAAACCCGGGTGTCGCCTCGGTGAGTGCCGAGGGTGTTGTCTCGCTCGGCACAACTCTCGGCGGCAGCGAGATTACAATCTATGACTCGGAAGAGAGAGACAGCGTTCGGTTCGTGCGAGTGGAGGTAGTGGAGTATGGCAAGTCAGACATTGAAGTCTCTTGACACAGCATTCGGATATTGGGATCTTCGCCCGCGCGAGATAGTCGAACCCTACGATGCTACACCGAAGAGTGTTCCGATTGCTATCACTGGCGATCCGGGCGGTGAGGTGATGTTCTCATCTACTCATCCCGACGTTGTGCGTGTCGAAGACGGCAGCCTGCATTATGGTCTCAATCCCGGCGCGGCGGTCATAATCGCCGAGGTTGTGGTGGACGATGCAGTCGTGTCGCGCCGGTATATGCAGGTGGACGTTTGCAAGAGCGCCGCGCAGACGTTTCCGACACTCGTACCACAGTGGCAGGCAAGTGGATACGTGGAGAAGACCTCAGAGGGAGCGTGGCACTTCCGCTACTTTGATGAGTGGTTCGATGATCAGGACGGCAATATCCGGGTTACGGGTGAGCTGTCGGCGGTTGTCGACCTCGACCACAACTACACCTTGGTATTCGAGGCGTGGGGGCAGATCGAGAGCTTTCTAAGTCACAGCCGCGATACTCTCGAGGTGCTGGTCAATGACGAAGTGCAGCGCCGACTCAACCCAGACTGGGATACGTATGGAGATCCTCAGAATCCGTTCGTCGTTGGACGCGATGTATTCAGGGTGCCGCTCTCGTCATATACCGGCGAGCAGGTCACGCTCAGGTTTGTCTGGGACACGCAGGACGAGTTCCTGCAGCGTTTCGATGGTTGGTTTGTGGACAAGCTGCGGCTTGAGCCGGAAGGAGACAGGTAGTGGCAGGTATCGGCGGAGGTGGAGATGGAGGCGAAAATACTCCTCTCATCATAGAACAGACAAGCTCATCTGAGCACCATTACGAGCTTATGGCGCTGGTCGAGGCCCTCGGTGGAATTGCTGACGATGTCCATGCAATCCGAGTGCTCATAGAACAGAGCTTTGCTATAACCGAGATACTGCGCCAGGAAGTTCAGGCAGTGCTCGATGCGCACGCTCAAAGCGCTCAGGAGTATATTCGGCAGGTTGAAGAACCAGTGCCGATTGACTATCATCCGTTCACATCGATGCCGGTGGGAACCAGTGTGCGCGACCTGCCGGACGGTGGCAGGCTCTTTGGTTTCACTGACGGAGCGTTCTTGCGGGTGTTTCCTGATGGGCAGATGAGTGTTGTTGATGAGGGCGGATCGGCTTCAGTCGTTGGATCTGCTGTTGGAGGTGTGGTGACGCTGCCCGATGGTCGTGAGCTTACTCTTGTCCCGGATGCTGTAAAGGTAACACACGAGGCGGCAGGTATCGAGGGTCTGCCGGATGGAGTCGAGCCTGTATTAGCTTCTCCAGGCAGATACACCGCCATGCTGCCAGACGGAACACGGATCGATGTGTATCAGAGCGACAGGGCCGTGGCGGTCGCAAACACGAGCGGCACGATTGACGTTCTCGGCATTTCGCATATCTACGGAATCGGCGAAGAAGTGCAGGCCCGCAGCATATCCGGCGGTGCGAAAAGCTTCAAGGCTCTTGAGAGCGGACATGCTGGGATGATCGAGACGAACGGCACGATACATCTTTCCCTCTCAGACGGAATCGATCTTGTGATCCACTTCCCGCAAAGCGGCAGTGGTGATGACGGCGATGGTTCCGGTCCTGTTTGCTTCAACTGCCAGGAGCCTGACTGATGAGTAATGATTTCCTCGGCAAGGGACTGAAGTTTCCGTTCGTGTTTCAGCGCAGATCCGGCGGGGCGCAGGTGTCGACTGTCACGTCGATGGACCACGCGCATATCCATGAAAGCATTCTGCAGATTCTGGGAACGCGGCCGGGCGAGCGGTTCATGAACCCTGAGTTCGGCTCGCACGTGCGCGACCTGGTTTTTGAGCCGAACAATGACGTGCTCAAGGGGTTGCTGCGCCACTACATTACTGACGATGTCGAACGCTGGGAGAAGCGTGTCTATGTGACCGATGTCTCGTTTGACGAGTCGACGGAGGCGATTGATGCGAACATGCTCTCGGTGTGCATCTCCTATCGAGTGATAGATACTCAGGTGGAAGGCAATTTGGTGTGGCCATTCTGCCGTGAAGAACTGACCGAGTCGTCCGATGCAGGCGCGAGGAGGGTTGCTGTTGGGTAGAGCAAGCATTTCATATTCTAACAAGGATTACGAATCTCTCAGACAGGAGCTTCTTGCCCGCGTGCCGCAGCTCACCGACCGCTGGACTGACTTCAATGAGTCCGATCTTGGGGTGGTGCTGCTGGAGCTATTCTGCGGCGTGGGCGATATGCTTGCGTACTATCTCGATGTCCAGGCTGCCGAGGCATTCCTGCCTACCGCCCGTCAGCGTCAGAACGTCATCAACCTCTGCAAGCTCATAAACTACAGGCTCGATACTCCGGTTGCGGCTACAACAACCCTGCGGTTCAGTCTCTCATCGGCACTCGATTCCGATCTCACAATCCCCGCAGGGACTGTCTGCGTAGCCAGACTCGAAGATGGTGATGTCGACTTTGAGACCGTTGAGGACATCGTGCTTGCCAGAGAAAGCCTGTCGGTCGATGTCGGTGCGCGGCAGGGAAGTCACAAGAGCGAGGAATTCGTGGGCACCGGAGACCGAAATCAAAGGTTCGCGCTCTCCTCTACCAGCATCGCTCAGGGCAGCGTCCGGGTCAAAGTCGGAGACAGTGATTGGGAAGAGGCTCGGTTCTTCATCGATAGCGCTCCTGACTCGAAGCACTTCCAGGTCGAGACAGATGGACTGGATGTTACATGGATCATATTCGGCGACGGAATCCACGGCGCGGTGCCAACCGAAAGCGAGACGATCACTGTCGATTATCTTGAGACTCTCGGCTCGAAGGGCAACATCGGTACGAACTTAGTGACCGAATCGGTGACTCCAATCTACTATGACGGAGCGATTGTGGAGCTTCGAGTCAACAATCCCATCTCCGCAACCAACGGCTCTGACAGGGAGACGCTCGATCATGCAAAACTGCAGGCTCCAGCGGAGCTGCGGTCGCTTTGGAAAGCGGTCACAAAGGACGACTACAAGGCTCTCGCGGAGGGCTTCCCCGGAATCGCTAAGGCGCAGGTGCTCGATTCAAACGACTGTGTCAACATTCGTTACTACCAGGTGAACATGGCCGTCGCGCCGAATGGCGGCGGTTTGCCTTCACCACTTCTCAAACAGCAGCTCGCTGAGTTCATCGAGTCCCGCAAGGTCATCACCATTGAAGTGAATCTCTTCGATCCATGCTACCGGCCGGTATCGATTGATGCGGAAGTCTACGTCTACCAGACCGAGGACATCGAAACAGTGCGCAGGCGCATCGAGGCTGCTCTGCAGGAGTTCTTCTCATTCGATAAGCTGGTATTCGGGAAGTCCGTATACTTCTCCGACGTTGTATCGCTTCTCGACGGAATCCAGGGTGTAAGTCATGTGACGATGTTTTCGCCGCAGGCTGATGTCGAGATAAAACCCGGTCAGATCGCGGCGCTTGGCGAGGTAAGCCTGGATATTCGGAGGACTACCTGATGGCGGGAAACTTCGAAGACAGACTCATTGATCTCCTGCCGCCCCTGTACCAAGAGCAAGATACGAGCGGCGATCTTCAGGCGTTTCTGCGTGTGCCCGCGATGACTCTTGATGATCTAAAGGAGCTTATCGACCGGCTTCCCGACATTTTCGACATTGAACGGTGTGACGTCAGGTTTATTCCTATGCTGGCCGCTATCGCCGGTTACGCTTTCGACCCCATCCGTGACCCGGATACCCAGCGCCGGGAAATTCGAGAGATCGTTGAGCAGTATCGACGCAAGGGCAGCATTCCGGCCATTTGCCGTTCACTTATCAATGTTGGCTGGGAAGGCAAGATAGATGAGACGTTTCGTTCGGCGTTGCGGCTCAACAAGCGATCCGCCGCAAACAATGCAAAGCTGCCCGGTCTCATACACAGCCTCGGAGTCTATCGAGTCGAGTGCCGAAACCTTTCCCCTGGTATCAGAGCCGCGCTCGCCAAGCATCATCCGGCGGGGATGAAGGTCTTCTTTCTGCAGTGGCTTCTTTCTCAGGATTCAATGCAGGACGATTTCTTCGCAGCGCTATCGAGGATAGTGGCACTTCACTCAACCGGCCGCATCCACGATGTGTTTGTTGTCGGCAAAAGGCTCCTCAACTCCGACTACAGGCTTACTGAAAAACAGACCGTCTGGTCCTGCTGGCGGATCATCTGTCAAAGCACGCTCTCTCAAGGATTTGAGCGAGCCGGAGTGATCGCTAATCGCTGGCACGCGCGGATGCCGGGGCACAAGCTGAATGGCTTCGTTCTGAATGCCAAGCGGCTGATCTGCGTCGAGATTTCAGAGCGGCGACTGGAGTTTATGTGCGAAGTGGCGACCGAGGAAGCGGGCGTGAAGCCAATAGCATTCCGGCTTGTGTGTGATCATTTGAACCGAGCAAGACTGTCCCACTCGACGCGGTCATACAGGTTTGTGTTCAGGCAAAAGGATTTCTACTCCTGTGCTCAAGCCAATCTTGATATGGCTACCAACCTTTACAGAGTCACCCAATGGCCGGGTGGATAGGAGAAGATGATGTCGATACATCTGTTTCGAGACTCAGCTCTTACGCAGCAGATATCCGAGGGAACGCTGACAAGCCCAGACTCGGACACCTATAACGGCACGGACGGCCAGGCTAAGGACAGGGAGCTGTTCCTTGCCAACGAGCAGACGGCGCTCGCCGCCAATATCACCAACACTCAGACGGCGATCACGCTCTCTGAGGCCCGGTTCGCCGACGGAGACACGATCATTGTCGATACCGAGCAGATGATAATAACCGCCGGTGGAGGGACAACGAGTCTCACGGTTCTGCGCGGGCAGAACGGCACGGCCAAGGCAACGCATTCGAGCGGCACGGCTGTCTATTCGGCACGGAGTTATACGACGCTGAAGGTCAAGCCCGTGGATAACTCGGGCTCGGACGAGTCGGGCTGGTGTAAGCTCGCGCTCACGCAGGCGGAACTGGACGCGGCGACGCCGGGAGCGGAACTCACGCTGGGCGACAAGGCTCACAATGCCACGCTCTCGTTCTGGCGGCGATTTGCTGTTCCAGCGGGCACGCCGGTACAGAACAAAACCGATTTGAAGATCAGGATCACGGGCGTCGAAGCGCCAGTGTAGGGAGGAGGAACAGTTGGCTTATCATTCAACATCCGGCACAGCAACAAATACAGCGGACCTGCTAGTGAAGCTTAAGGATTTTCTGGTGACGACATGTGGCTGGACTCTTCACGATGACGGGTCGGCCCAGGCGGAGCCATATTACATCTTGAAATCCATAGGTGAGTCGGGCAACGAAGACATCTACATCCAGATCATAAACGACACTGCCAACACCGATTGCATCTCGGTTAAGGGCTACCTCTACTGGAACGCCGCAACGCACACGGGCGTGAAGGTAGCGTTCTATAGCGGCGGCACGATGATATCTACTAAGGACTCCGCTCAGTTCCTCTACTGGTTCTACGGTGACCTGGACCATTTCTTCATCGTGACGAAGATCACGGCGACCTACTACGGTCACTACAGCGGGGTTATCAAGAGGCTCTGGTCGGCTCAGACGGCGATCACCCAGGGCACAGTGACATCGGGCAGTAATGTCGTTGTGCAAGTGGATGATGCATCCATTCTCACGGTCAACAAGCGATACATCATAAAGGACAATGCCAACATCGAGCGTGTGCTTGTATCCGCCAGAGACACGAACTCCACGCCCAACACGGTCATGTTGGCAGCGCTTGTCAACGGCTATACGACCGGCGCGAAAATAGGAGAAGACCCTCAGCCGGTCATTATTGGCAGAAATACCAGTCCGGGCGGCTTCTACGCTCTCAATAAATGGGATGGCTGGGCCAACGCTTCCGGCCAAGTTGGTAGTTGCGGCGCAGTCAATGTCACATTTGCAGGCTACTGTGACCCAGACGCTCGATATGGTCTGGTCACGATATTGCCCTGGCTGGTTGCAATGACGGCCTCGAACAATGAGGAGCTTAGAGGTGAGCTAATAGAGGTCTACTCAATCGGCGCTGGCGCGGGTGATTCGGAGGATGTCATCGATCTCGGTACGAGCACCTACAAGATGTTCAACCTCTCCAGCGCGAGTTGGTGCGCTGTGAAGGAATAGCGAATGGCAACCAGACCAGGCAAGAGAAAGCTGATAGCGAAGAGCAAAGGACCAGTGCTTCCTCGAAACAAAGTGTTCCTGATCATTGCTAGAGGAATCGTGCTCAAAGGAAAGGTGAAGCGTGGCAGTCCGTAGCGGCAAAAAGAAGACCATAGCAATGAGGCCCGGTCGGGTGCTGCCTCGAAACCACACATTGGGACCGAGAAACAAGGGCGTTCTATGGGACCTGCTGGGTTCCGATGTTACGATGCATCCAATAAGCGTGCTGACGGATACCGTTTTTCAGGTCACAGGAGCCTATAGCAGAGACGTTGATACCGGCGCGCTGGTCTCGACTGCATTTGAAGTCACGGCGGATCTGCGTTTTGTCATTACAGAAGCACTGCTGCTACTAGCAGATGTGACGGCGCGAGTGAGCGTGCAGTTAGGCATCGAGTATGACGGGATGCTGCTTGTCTTTGGTGCAGCAGTTCACAATGCTGATACTCAAATCGCGATCTCAAACGCTCGACAGTGGCTTCCAGACTTAATGGCGCGCATATCGGGTGTGGTGCAGAATGAGCTTGACGGCTGTCTTACGGTGACTGCGGCCGTCAATCGCGACGCCGATGTCTTTTTCGACATCACTGACGCTGGTCTTGCAAACGCCGATATGCTGCTCACGGTTACAAAGCCGATGGGCTTTGCCGTGGATATGGAGATGTCCATGCTTCAGCGACTTGCACCGGATGTCGAGACGGTACTGGTGGTCTACGGACTCCTAATTGAAGAAAGCCACGTGATTCAAGTCTGAAAGGAGAAAACATGTCCCTTGGACTCATAACAAGAAGCGGCAGAGTGCTGACTGCCAGGCTGCTCAAAGGCGATCCCATCGACGGGATAACTCACTGCGCCATAGGCGACGGCGATGAGACCTTCACCGACCCCATGAACCCGCCTGACGTGAACGTGGACCAGGTGAGTCTCGTCCACGAGCGCGCCAGGAAGCGGTGCTACAAGATAGCTTTTCTTACCGAAGACACGCAGGGGACGCTGGAAGTCAATGGCGTTAGATACTCCGAGACTGGGCTGGAAACTCAGATCATCGGTGTGTTCTTTCGATTCGAGGAGGCTGAGGCAAACAGCATCACGATCCGCGAATATGGCTTCTTCGGCGGCTGCGTTGAGTATGTCGATGGGTGTCAGTCTGACTACGCCGATGGCGGTATCTATGACTCTGATACAAATCCATTGGGCCAGGTGAAGACACCGGGTTACCTTTACGAAGTGAAGAACATCCCCGATTTCAACAAGACCTCTGACACGCGCGTCGAGTTGGTCGGAGTCATCAAGATTTGAGGAGACAGACATGAGCATCTCAAGAGATACATTCGACCCGTCCAAAAACTATAAGCGGGTAAGCTATCATCAGGACCGCGATCTTCTGGACTCGGAGCTAAACGAGCAGCAGGATATCAGTATCCACGAACAAAAGAAGATCGCTGACCTGCTCTTCAAAGAGGGGGCGATAATATCCGGTCTTCTCGTGTCGGTCGCAGGCAACGTCCTCACGATCTCCGCCGGGGTTACCTATATCGATGGTCATATCGAGGTTATCCCGGGAGCAGTGCTCACTTACGATCCGGCGAAGACCTCCGGTTTCGACTACGTTTACGTCGAACTCCTCAAATACAACTATGGCTACAACCAGGATGCCGGGCTCATCAATCCAGCGACTGGCGAGCCGACAGCAGAGCGCGAGAAGTGGGTGCTTTCGCTCAGGGACCATGACACAAGCGGGGAAAGCCTGCCTAATAATGTTACACAGCGCAAGGTGGTTCCCATCTACAAGTTCGACCGTGGGACACACGATGTAGCGGCAACGGTCCAGGAGAAGTCCAGCATCTACCTCAGCGACTTCCTCGGCACGCTTCCCGGAAGCCGAATCACTGTTGCATCTATCACCGAAGACCAGCTTTCGTTTGCGGCTGCCGAGGGTCTCAACTCTCTACTCAACAATCTCGCCGAAAGAACTTATGACCAGGCGGGCAGTTATCTCGTCAAGGGTTTCGACAGCTTCATTGGCTCCAACGACGGCACGAACGTGCGAGTTATTACCAACGCGGGACGGGCATACATCCAGGGTTATCGTCTCCAGAAGGACCTGCCAACCACAACGCTCGTTCCCAAGGCGGTCACGACGAAAAGCGTCAGGGGAGAGCAGAAGACGTATGTTACTGGCCAGCGCAGCTATGCTCTGAACAGCACTCCATTGAAGCAGACGACACAGGTGGAAGCCATCGTTGAGATCGTCTCAAACATCACGCGCGGATCGGTCGGAGGCGGTGAGGATTTGCTTGTACCGAACCCCGTGGTCGACATCGTTGAGGTCAGTCAAGGCGCTACGGTCTACTCTGAAGGGGTTGATTGGCAACAGAGTGGAAACTATGTCGACTGGATAGGCACCGGCAGCGAACCCGCGATTGGCACCACTTACACCGTGCGTTGGACTTATGTGAAGCAGATGGCCAAAGGGACGGACTATGTCGACGGCGGTTGGTTTGGTCAGCCCGGCTATCCCGCCCCCGCTGAATACTTCTACCTGGTAACCGCACTCTCAGCATCCGGTGAGACTGCGTATGCGGCAGGCTATGTCGTCTCCCACCAGACGGCTGCAGGAGGAGCGAACACAATCACGTGGAGACCTGTAAGCGGCGCGACGGGGTATCGTATCTACCGGGCGTCGCCGAATTCCGGTCGGACAAGTTTTCACATGCTGAAGGAAGTCGGATCGGCGGTCATGTCCTACATCGATGATGGCGTCGACCAAGCCACGGGCACCACACCTCCTTCGTCGAACTCGAGTGGGCTTTCCTCGCCTTTGTCCGACATGTCTCTCGGAAACAGTAGTGTCATCAACTTCGGCAAGAGCGGCGTCGGCAGCGATCCTGTGAACGGTTCGAACTGCAGCATAGACTACGACTACTACCTCGGCCGTAAAGACATCGTCTATGCCACTGCAGGGGAGATACGGCGGCTTGAAGGCTCTCCATCGGACTTTCCAAAGCTTCCGGTTGTGCCTGAAGGAAGTCTTGCTTTTGCAAGCCTTGATTGTCCGGCGAATTCGGTCGAGATGACCGTCCACAACTTCGGGCTTACGCGAATCACGATGGACCAGATCCACCGGATAATGCAGGACATCGAAGACCTGAAGTATAACGACGCGCAATACCAGATGAATAATGCTCTTCAGAACCGGGACGCGCAGACCAAGAAGGGTATCTACTCTGACGACTTCTCTAACGAGGCTCAATCGGACACGTTTCATGCCGAATGGAGCGCCCGCATCGATGGCATAAACAAGTTTGTAGGGCCTGCCAGAATATCGTCCTCGCGCGTCCTTGAGGTGAATACAGCAGCGAGCAATGCTCTCTTCAAAAGCAGCATCGTTCTCCTGCCCGGAACTGAAAGAGTGCTCATCGAGCAGCTCGATTGGTCAGAGGAGAAGAACATCAATCCTTATGCCGTGTTCGAGAAGCCGCCGGCGGCGGTTGAGGTAACTCCCAATATCGGTCGCAGAGGTCAGACAGGCATCGCGGTCACAGGCTCCAACTTCACCCCGAGCGCTCAACACATAACTATCCGCTGTGACGGTCAGATCGTCGCCAGTGATGTTCATGCGGATGAGGCAGGACGGGTGGTCTCGTCATTCGTCATCCCAGAGAGCGCGAGTAACGGCAGCCGCATCGTGGAAGTGACCGACGGCACTTACTCGGCCCAAACCAATCTGCAGATAAACGATCCGTTGGTTGTGACCCGCGTTGAACGGGTCGAAGTCACCACGACGATCATCCAGAAGCAGACTGTTTATGTGCCTCAGATCATCCGCTACCCCGTGTACCGAACAGTATGGGGCTGGTGGTATGGTTACTACAGGTGGGACCCGCTGGCTCAGACATTCAGCTTCAGCGAGAACCGAGTCATTTCCGCCATTGGATTGTTCTTCACGAGAAAGGACGCATCAGTCCCGGTGACCGTGCAGATACGCGGCGTTACGACGGGCCTCCCTAACGATGTGGTATATGCTCAGCAGGTGGTGTCGCCAGGCGAGATAAATCTCAATGCTGAAACGAAAGTCACGTTTGCCAATCCCATGAGCGCGGACGCGAACACAAGTTACGCCTTGGTGATTCTAACCGACAGCACGAACTACCGGGTACGCGTCGCTACTCTGGGCCAGCTAGGTCAGAATGGGGTTATCACGAGGCAGACCTACACAAGTGGTGTGCTGCTCGAAAGCTCCAACGCTGAGACCTGGACTCCTCTGAACGGCTCCGATCTCGCGATGAAGATATACGGCTATGACTTCGCTCCTGCCGGCGAGGTGCGCTTCAAAGCAATAACAGGCGTGCAATTCTCCGAGTTGAACCTCGATGAGTATTCCGCGATCCCGCAGGGGACAGGTATGACGTGGGACTACTCAATGGACGGCGGCGTCACCTGGGACGCGATAGTGCCGGAAGAAGAGGAAAGCCTGCCTAATGTCGCCGCGCAGGTGATCATCCGTGCAAAGCTCTCCAGCAGCACAGCGAATGATACTCCCGCCCTGAACTACAAGGACGTGAACCTTATTGGCTACCTCAACAACCCCAACGGCATCTATATCAGCCGTGAGAACGAGTTGACGCAGGGAGTGGAATCGACCAAAGTCTATGCACAGATGAACATCCCAAGCGGATGTACTCTCAACTGGTTCGCCTCTAATGATGGCGGCGCAACATGGGAGCCGATGGCGCTCGATTCAACTCGCGAGGTCGATCAGACTTGGACTGAGTACCTCTACCTTTGCACATTTGCCAATCCTGCAGGTAGTCGTGTGCGGTACAAGGCAGTTCTTACAGGCAACAACCTGGTCTACCCTCGCATTCACTCCCTCGGTGCGACATTGAGTTAGGGGGGCACAATGCTTGTCAAACGGCGCGGCGGGATGACTGAGTTCATCCCGTCGCCATCCGAAAAGAGAGACGGCGTCATACGAAACCACGTCCTCGATCTGCTCGCGAACCTGGATGCGCGGCTGAGGAGGATCGAAGTCATTATCGATCTTCCGAGCGATCTGGCTGAATCGTTTGCCGACACCATGGCCGCGATCACCCGTGAGGAGGCTCAGGTACAACGGCTCAACGATGCGCTAATAGAAGCTGGGGTCAATCACGGCGAGGAGATTACCGACTGATCCTGTCAACACCACGTTCCAGCCATCTCGAACACCTCTGGAAATGAACGAGAAACTTTGCCGGACCTGCCCGAATGGACTTGATGTTCTTCAGGGTTTGAGGTAACCCCTAATGATGACAACCGCTCAATCCCAGTTCCAGAGCGAGGACGGAGGAGCCATGAAGAAAGGTTTACGAAGCAGGATACGGACACTTCGGTGTCCCCAGTTTGAGCCAGAGCAGGAGATTTGCCAGGACAGGAAGTCCTTGCAGCGGGGTTACGTCGATGGGTTCGATTCGGCAGTGTATCTGGTCCTTGAGTATATGGACAATTACACGCCGTTGCCGGAGTTGCTCTTCTCCTATGTGGAAGAGCTTCGAGCCAAGCGAGTTGCTGACATCCACGGTGACGGTCAGCCCGGTACGGTTCTCTGCAATGCTGGGTTCATCCTTGCCTGTAGCAGAATCCTGAAGCTCGTCCATGATATGCACGGCGACGAGATAGAATGGTCACGGGCAATCGAGCGCGCCGAAGAGATCGAGAGCATGTGATCGCTTCAGACGGGCCTCTCCACATCAGGTAAGAACACCGTTTCTGTTCACATTCCGAAGGTTCCACTTGACTTTCTGTCGCCTGTTGAGGCATTCATTGGATGTGGACAGAACAGATGTTCTGCTTAAAATCCAACGGAGGTAGCGCCATTTGAAACTGCAGGAAATCAAGATAGGACTCGAACTTGAAACCGTTCAAAGAGAGCGGAGCACGGTGGCCAAAGCCATTCAGAGTGTGGTAGGTGGCGAGGTTACTCACGCAGGCGGCGGAACGTATGACGCCTGGGAAGTGCGGGACAGGCTGGACCGCGTGTGGCGAGTCGTTGCCGATGCCTCGCTCACGAGCGCACCAGCAAATCTCAGGGCGGAGGTTGTCAGCCCGATCCTTGGCTATGACGATATACCCGAACTCCAGGATGTGGTAAGGGCCGTTCGGAAATGTGGGGCCCAGGTTGATGAAAAATGTGGACTTCACGTCCACGTCTCGCATCCGGACATTACTCCGAGAGCGCTCGCGAACCTCGCCAAGCTGATCTACAAGCAGCAGGACATCATCTATGCCGCGCTCGGGGTGAACCAACAGCGGATGGAGAAATACTGCAAGCCCATAGATTCTGCATTTATCGAGCGGATCACTAAGAACCCACCCAAAGATTTCAGGCAGCTCAACACCCAGTGGTACGGACGATATGTAGAGCATCCTCAGCGTTACGACTCGACTCGCTACTCGATTTTGAATCTGAACGGCTACTTTTTGAGGTCTGCCATTGAACTGAGGGCTTACTCCGGCAGCCTCCATGCTGGCCGAGTCAAAGCCGTGATCCTCTTCAGCATGGCGCTCCTTGCAAGAGCCATGAACTGCCGTGGAGCATCGGCGAGGAAGCGGGAGTATGATCCGGCCTCGGCAAAATACGATATGCGAGTTTTCCTGATCTCCGCGCTGAAAATGAACGGTCCAGCCTTCAAGACAGCTCGCGCGCACCTCTTGCATCTGATGTCTGGAGACTCTGCCTGGAAACACGGCAGGCCGAAGCCGAAAGGAGCGAAAGCGGCTGCCGAGACGACGGAGGTGTGCTGTGGAGCTAACTAAGATACAAATTCCCGCCGACGTGCTGGAGGGTCTGGAGGCAGTCCGACTCTCCGGCAAAACCAACATGCTCGATGTTTCGATGGTCATGAAGCTCGCTCTGGATATGGGACATCCACAAACCGCGCTGTGGATGCGAGAGCATCAGGCTCTGTATGTAGTCGGCATCTTCTGTGGCTTCGAGGCAACCGGCAGGCTCGATGAGAACGTGCTTCGAGAGATGGCCGAGAGGTTTCTGGATGGCGAAGGAGGTGAGTCCTGATGTGCGGACAGGTTGGTGTGATCTATGGCGTCAAGGAAAGGAAGCCAGAAGAGCGCAGCTACTTGAAATGGCTGTTTATGTATCTGCTGCTTCTCAGTGAGAGGCGCGGGCCCTATGCTACCGGGATAGCGTGGATGAAGACGGATGGCAATCACAGCATATTCAAACGGCCGCTGACCGCGACCGGGTTCATCAAGGAGAAAGAGTTCGTTGAGGTGATCTCTGAGGTTGACGATAATGCGACGTGGCTTGCGGGACACACACGCTGGCCTACTCGCGGTGACGTGAACCTGCTTGCCAATGCGCACCCAATTCGAGCAGGGGCGGTTGTCGGGACCCATAACGGTACGGTTCTCAACGCGGACGACCTGTTCAAACACTTCGAGCTGCCTCGTTTCGCCGAGGTCGACAGCGAGATCATCTTCAGAATGGCCGATGCTGCCATTCGAGACGGACGCATCGATATTGCAGTGTTCAAGAAGCATCTTGCGCTCTGCCGGGGACTGATGAGCGCCGTCCTTGCATCGAAGCTCGATCCCAAAAGGGTGATCGTCATAAAAGGCAACAAGCCGTTGGAATTGCGATATCACCCGGAGCACCGTGCGATAGTCTATGCATCAGAGGGCGCGTACCTCGATGTCGCGCTTCCGTCGGAGACGGGCTGGCAGGAGATACCAACACGGGCAATGAGCCTGATGACATTCGATTGCGATGATCTTCCTCATTTTGCGTCCCAGCCGTTCAGACTGGCTGGCGGTAGGGGACGCGCAGGATTCCAACGCTTCACCGGCTGGCAGGCTCAGACAGATGAAGAACAAGATCAATGAGTGAGAACTGGAGGTAAGC